ATAATGTTAGAGGCGGCTCTTATACATCTCCAATATTAGATGATGAAACAAAAAAACAACTTGTAAAAATAAGTAATAGCATAAATAATAGATGCTTTACATGTGGTATTGCTGGACACTTTGCAAAAGATTGTAATTTTATTGAAAATCAAATTGTATTACCAATCCCTGCGCCAGCATCATTAGATTGATTTCATATTCAAATAAATAAAATATAAAAAATATACATTATATATAAATAACACATAGAATTCATAAATCTTTTTTTGGTTTATTGAGGATTTAGTCCAAGAAATTTGGTCTTGTATCTAATCCTCATTACTATCATCAATAGCCTTATCTTTCTTGGGTTTCTTCACCTTCTCAGGTTTTGCTTTAGGTTCATCCTCGTTACTATCATCAACAGCCTTATCTTTCTTAGGTTTCTTCACCTTCTCGGGTTTTGCTTTAGGTTCATCCTCGTTACTATCATCAATAGCCTTGTCTTTCTTGGGTTTCTTCACCTTCTCGGGTTTTGCCTTAGGTTCATCCTCATTACTATCAATAGCCTTGTCTTTTTTGGGTTTCTTCACTTTCTCGGGTTTTGTCGCCTTTTCTTCCTCTTTTTTCTTTATCGCAATTTCTTTTATAGCAATCTTGAAATACTCATCAATCTCCTTCTTTGAATTAAGAAGATCCGACATATTTATCATTGCTTCCTTGATAAGGATTGCCATAGTAGGAGCTGAAGTAGCTGAAGTAGCGGAAGCGGACATCTTGTAGTTTGTGCTATTAAGTTGGTAAGCTGAATGCGATTAAGCGGATCGGTTGATTGCGATTATAGTGTTGTCTTCTTCTTTGTAGTTGTCTCTGTTATATTTTTTAAGTTTGTTCAATCATTTTTTAACATATTAAAAAGAATATTAGATCATATTTATTCTAAAATATTTAAGGTAATAATAAGTATATGAATGTTGATAAAGTATATAATGTAGTTCCCCATATTGTATCTGTAATAGCAATTGTTGCATCTAAATCCTTGTAAATCGCAAGAGATGTAAAATTATATATTCCAAAAACAGAAAATCCTAAAGCTCCTCCATACATTAAAGAATATAGTAGCTTGTTTTCTATGCTAATATCTTTGTCCCCTTTATTTATTTTTATACTTTGTTCTGTAAAAGGTATAGCAATATATAATATTGAAAATAATATTATTATATAGGCAATTATAGCGTGCTCATATCGTAAATTTAAAGCAGCTTTTTGAACTTTAAAAACCTCCTTAGAATATTTAGTCAAATTCAAAGATATCCATGCAATATCTAAAAATATAATTACGATACTTATTATAAAATATTTTAAATATATATTCATACTAATCCTATAATAATAAATAGTTTTTAATTTTTATTATATTGTAATAAGTAAGTATGCCTCTTGTTAATGATACAGTAGGTGGTAGGGGCGGGCGTGGAAGAGGTAGGGGAAAAGACAGCAATGGCATCAGTAGAAGCGGGCGTAGTAAAAATAATAAAGGCGGTAATACTATAGACACTGTATTTATATTTTCAAATGCAAAGCTTTCTACACAAGAAAATAAAGATCCCTCGTATATTGAAATGGGTATCGTACATACAAGTGAATCCGTTGCGATCAATATAGTTCGCGGAACAGTAACTGATATATTCAATGTCGTCGGGCTTTCTGGATTTAATAACACATTATTTGATACTGCACGCGATAATTGCTTAAAAAATATGTTGCTAAAATTAGATACAACATACCCTGGACGCGATGTAAAAATTTCTAATATTCGCTTTGAAGCAATAACAATAGACCCTACCCTAATAACAATGAATGCTTATGGAACAGTGTTAGAGAAAAAGGCTGTAGTTCAAATGACTACTTAAGGATTTATTTGTTCTATTATAGCCAAAAACTATCTAAAATTTACTTGCTCTATATAAAAATATATAGCAGAAGCACAATGGAAGAAAAAATAGCAGAAGACATCAAAGAAAAACTTAAAAATATATTAGGAATTTCTAAATGTAATCACAAAGTTGAAATAATGAAAGAAACCGACATAAAACGCGCTCACATATACTGCAAGATAAACCAATTATCTGGACAAGTATCTGGGCCGCTAATTGAGCATTATATAAAAAATAAATATGGTATGGAGAAAAATAACGCCTCATTATGCAAAGGTGATTTGCAGCATAACCAAATAAATTTTGAAATAAAAATATCTAATGGAGGCAAGGAAAATAATAAGTTTAATTATGTTCAATTGCGAATGAACCACGATTGCGTGTATATATTTACCGCATATTATATTTGCATTGATAATGTAGAAAATGAAGGAGAACTATATATATTCAAACTAAATAAAAAAGAATTGAAGGATTTAATATATAAATATGGTGGATATGCACACGGAACAGTTCAAAAGTTAGGAAAAATAACCGAAGAAGATTTAGATAACCAAGAAAACGACAAAGAATACGCTATTCGCCCAAAGTATGGAGATAAATGCTGGACTGATCTACTAAATTATAGGGTTCAAGAAATTTGATATATTAAATACATTATCATATCATATACTATTATACAGTATCCATATACTCTGTATATAACGCTACTAATTCAGCGCGACCCATAGAGTTTTGCCTTGCAGTATTTACACTATTTGAATAGTCTAACTGCATAAACCTGTCAATTAATATTTTTTTATCAATGTTTGATTTAAACCAATGCCAGCTTTTAGGTCTTAGTTCATTTAATCCCTCTGTTTTTATATCGCCAATTTTACCTCCATATGCCCTCAATGCAAAATCAGCATTTAAAGGAGGTGTAGGTTGTCCTGTGCTATCTCTTTTACCTAATTTTAGAAACTGCCAATCATTGTGTGTTTTAGGTAATTCTATGAGATCTCTTTTATTCTCTTTTTTTTCCCATATTTGAAAGCAGCATTTTACACTCATTTCAGGAGTAAAACAACAAGGCTTATTCGGTATCTCTTCGTCATATACCAAATGAAACCTATCGTCAAGCCGATTTTGAACACTTATTTTTCTAAAAGTTCGTGGTATTATAAAAGCAATAACACTTGCCCATTTAGCAGAATGATTGAAAAATTTAATTGCCAAAGAACTGACTCTGCCAAATGGTGGATTACCTATAACTAAGATATCCTCTTTATTTGGAGGAGGATAATAATCAAAGAAATCTTGCTTAATTATATTTTCGTTATCAGGTAATAAATCAATTCCTATTTTTTTATCACTTTGTATTTGATTAAAGAAACTGCCATTTCCTGCACTCGGTTCAACAATTAAATCCCATCTCTCTATATCATATAGTTCACAAGTTTTATCTATGCATTTCTTAGAACATTCAGGTAATGTATAAAATTTATCAAGCCCTTCTTTGCGAACTTTGTGCGTTTCTTTTGTAATTTCAATATCCATATCTATTGTTGATATTTTGCTATATTAGAATATATAATTCTATTTAAATCAATTTTTCAATATTATATTGTATATTATATTACTCTGTTGCTGTCATTCTATTGGTAGTTTTAATGAAATCGCTTTCTGTCATTTTGCGTATAAATAGCAGCTTATTTACATGACATACGGATGCCTTCTTTTGTAATACGAACCCCATAGATGTTGCTATATTTACCATATTGTTTCCTTCGTAAGTCATTAGGGATACATATTGCTTATTCACAGGACACAATAACAAAGCATAATCTATTAATATTTTTCCTAATTTTCTTCCGCGCATATTTTTATCTATAAATACCTCTTGGATATAGAATGTTTCCACTTTCTCTTCTTCGTAATCAATATCAAACTTTCGCGACTTCTTTATAATTAAAAATCCCATCATTAAATCGCCTACAAATAATCCAAACATTTGATGTTTTAGAATATAATCTTGGACTTCGTCAATGATAATTTTTGGGTCATATGTATCCATTGTTTGCTTTTTATAATTAAAATATTGTAGGTAAGCCATCAGCTTCTCTTTTTTATTATTTAATACTAATCTAACTATTACTTTTGTATCATATTTATCATTATATTCTTTAATACTTTTATTATAACGCCTCATAATATCATTGTATTCTGCCTTCTTTTCTTGTAGCATTCTATGCGATTTATTAACAGATATAAGTTTATTTAATAAATGCCCAGACTTATTCTCAATAAATGTCTTCACTCTTTCAAAATACAGCTTTCTTTTATTATCAGCATTACCTGCCGTATTAGGATTTATGTCCATATTTAATAAAAAACCACTTGGAATATTATTTACAATACTAAGCTTTTTTTTCCATTTTTCTAAATTGGTTTCATCAACAACCATCTTTGTAAGAGCATCATTGTATCTATTATCCATTCTAATATTATTCATTATAATATTTTACACCCTTGAAGATGTAATATATATCAGTTTTTTATTATAATAATATATTTGTTATGTTTTATTGCAATTATAAGAACACATAAAAAGAAGTAGCTTACATATCCAAAGCAGCCGAATCAGTAATAACAATGGTCTGTATGTTTCTTTTCGCTATCGCCCTCATTGTCATCACAACATAAAAGGCAACAATATATTGATAGTTTGAAGAATTCTAATAGCAAAACTAATAGCAAGACTAAAAGCTATAAATAGCTCAACTAACTTAATATAGTTTGACTAATATTATTAAAAAAATATAAAATATATAAATAGAAAATATTTAATGTATTGCTTAGGATGTGCTGTATATATGCCTACATTTGAAGATATATTTAATTATCTTAAGAGAAAATAATCCAATCATATCAATTTTATTTTTTTATACTGACCTACAATAGCAGTGATTACTTATGTCTATATACCCATCCTTATTAGCACCACCCTTGTAATATTCTTTAAATGCTTTTGGCAACTCTGAGAATTTTTGCATATCTTTAGATTCCCTAATGGGAACATTTTTAAAAGCCTCGTATATTTCCATATGATCTATTTCTTTATCTTTTTTACTTGAAGCAGCATAAGCAGTCGCTACATCAACTACTGCGTTTTCAGCCATAGCAGTCTTAGTAAGCTTTTTTATCTGAGACATACTATATATACCTCCACTCATAGCATCACTTTTTAATATTAAATCATCAACAACCGCATTTTGATATAATATATTTAAATTATTTTTATTATTATCTTCAAGCAATGTTTTAATCATCCTTATGAAAGGCTTAATATCTGTTTTACTTGTACATTTATTGTAAAATAAAGCTCGTCTTAGCAAGGTTTTTACAAGGTCATTTATCATATCATTTAATTCCTTTGTTTCCTTTGCATCTTGATCAAAAGTCTCTTTTTGAGGACGATTCCCTCTTCCTATATCACCTTTTAATGTTTCATTGATGAACTTTAAGTAATGTTCTTTGACATTTACAATAATACCAATTAATCTATCTATTTGCACATGACACCAAGCAAAATGTCTTTTCAATTCTTCGTTGCTCGCTTCCTTATATTTAGCAAATAATGGACTCCATTTACGCATATATTGTATATGTTCACCAATCAATAATTGCGTATTAAATAATTGCTGATTAAAGAATGTTGGATTTAAAATACCATCTATATATAATCCCGCATCCCTAAATCCCTCTATCTTGTCAGCATATTTATAAGGGTTGTTTGGATCATTAATAGATAGGAATTGAACATTTGGTATATTTACCATTTTGTTTTCAATTTTAATGCTATCAAATTTAAATATACAATCAATAAAGAAATTATTTATATTATACCTTAACTCGGGAATACGATTTTGTCTATAGTCTTCTTCTGATATACCTGTTGCGATAGCGTTTTTAATAAAGGGTTGTGATGCGGATACCTTATCTTTAGGAAGTTGCGTCGCGTGAAAAAATATATAGTCTAAGCAAGGTATTCCAAAAGCCTTATAGCAATCCTTTATAAAATGCTGATGTATGCTATATTTAATATCTTCATAACTACCAGAAATAATTGGGATACCTCTTTCTACATATAATTCATATTCTTTACCAAGACTGAAATATAAAAAGCGTTCGTCTAACACTTTCTTAGACATAGTCTTGTTATTTAATCTGTTGTTATTTAATTTTGATCTTTCTATTAAATATGACTCAGATTTGTTATTTCCATGTATCTTGTCTTTTTCCCAATATTCGCCTAATATATAAGCGCATTGCGGCATAATATTATCATTTGTTTTTATTCTATACCCTACATATTTATTAATAGGAACAGCAGGCTGGGCTATATCTAATATCTTGTTATATAGTTTGTTATTCTGTTCGTTTGAAGGTGTCATAATTAATTTGCATAGAATTACGAGGACTTCGCCTACATTAAACTCCATTATAATTTTTATTCTTGAAAAAGGCAATATGAGGATTTGTTGCAACTGATCATTTAAGTTAATATATGTCTTGGTATCATCTACTTCAATTATATAAATAATACCTGAGTTATGAGCATTCAAACCAGAATAACGCGAAGCAACTTGTACATTAACACTCGTAGATAAGAAGCCTAAGACTTCTATATCATTGTCCTTGCCAACTATAGTTTCTAATCTTTTTCGTGTTCCGTGATATAAATATATTTTATTAAGTTTATAATTGGGTTTCCTATTCAAATCCTTGTAATTGCCAATTGTTTCAACTACCCTCTCTTGCATAGATCGTATTCTATCAGCATATGTTAGGGATTTTACTGAAGTATATTCATCAGTAATAACTTTGAATATTGTCTCGTTTAGCCATTTACTATATGGTGAAATACCGCCATTTTTGTAATAGCCATCAATCTTTATTAACTTATGTTTATCTATTTCAAATGGTTGCCAAAAAAACGGCGCAACCCTAAAATTTACGTCATCATTGAAATTTTTATTTATTGGTATCCAAGTAAATATTGGGTAAGATCCCGTATATTCCTGGTTATAATATGCTATCTCTTTGAATTTATCAAAGTTATATTTAACATAATCAGGATCTTGTGCATTTAGAGAAGTCAAAATATTTTTTCTTATCATATCTTTGCCTCCGTATTCAGGGATGCTGTCAGCATATGACATCAATTCCATTTTTCTTATTATTTCATTAGGGTTATACTTTGCTACATCAGGAGCTTTCTCTCTTCTTATTTCAGTAATGGTCGGTAATGTTTTTAGCCGTTTATTAATAATATCTATTAAATCTGCAAAATACACAGACATATCAGTCTTATTACAGAATATATATTTAGGCAATACACCATTTGTCATATTATAATCCAATATTACAGTAGGATTTATAGTAGTAAACAGTAATTTAGGAAATGCAAGAGTAGTTTGAAGATCCCCTTTGTATTTGGAAATTTGAAAAGCATTTGCAATTTGAATTTGATTTACCACATTATATAATACCTTTGCATTATAATTTATTACAGGATGCGTGTTATCATATTCATCTAAACTAAATACATATTGACGATTTAACAAAGTATTTAAATATCTACTCTCCATATTAGCAGCTACTAATTCGTGAAATCTTGGTGGTATATATAATAAACTATTATGCTGATATATTATATAATAATTTTCATATGCCCTTAGAAACTCTTTCTCCGTATCAAGTTGTTTAGCAGTATAATATCTTAGCAGCTCGTCGTCATACATAAATATTCTTAAACAACTGTCCCGCTTTATATTTACATCTGTTAATATATGATCTAAATGCATAAAAGTAGTATATATTATAACCATTATAGCATTAACAATATTTGCTATATATTTATACTCGTTTAATACGCCATTTGCATCACAATTTGCTACTAATTCGTCGCAGCAATTATTAAACTCCTCTATATATGTGTCAATCTGCTTCATTATAATAGAATCTCTATTCCTTTTTTCCTCTTCCTTTTTTTCGTCCAATAACCTTTGCTTTTCCAAATCAATTAACTCATTAATATTTACTAATTTCTCAATCATCTTTTTCAGTTGTGGACTATAATTAGTATAATAGCATTTTGATAAATAACTTTGAAGTATAATACTGTCAAGACCTATCTCTTTATTTGTTATTGGGTTCGTAACCTTAACATTTTTCAATTGTGCTGGCGTTTTATTGAGTATTTTCTGTTCAATCTCCTCTACTAAAAAAACACAATCCATCTGTGATATTAAATCAGAATTCTTATTCATATCCTTTGCGGATTTTGGTTTAAACGAAAGAGGTTTTGGTGCTAATAGAGCTGCTTGAGCTGCTTGCGCTGTTTGAGCTGCATATGCAGCATGCAGTGATCTTGGTGATTTGCCTGATCCTATACCTGTATCCAAATAGTATCCCAGTCCTTGAGCTCCCATCTTGAATACATACCCCTGCCGAGACCCTGCATAGGCAGCTTTGGATGGGGATACGGGAATAAATGCTGGTAAAGTTGGTAAAGTTGGTGTTATTCGTGGTCCTCTTGCTGCTTGAGGAGAACGCGGTGATTTGCTTCCTGGTGGCGTTATGCTTTTAGGTTTTAGAGTAGCCGCGTGTGCTGCTTGCGCTGCTTGAGGAGAACGCGGTGATTTGCTTCCTGGTGGCGTAATTCCAGGAGGCGTAATGCTTTTAGGTTTTAGAGTAGCCGCTTGCGCTGCTTGAGGAGAACCTTGTGGTGATTGTGGTGATTGCGGTAATATATTGTTTTTCTTCATTGTTGGTATATCAAATAAATATTTAACATCTATAAAGTTTAAAACATGATCCTTCAATGATAAATTTATAGAATTAATAGTCATTAATTTATCACCCCATTTATAATAGCTTTTTGATAGATAGCTAATAATAATATCACTTGACCTATTGATTTCTTTATTTGTTATTGGATTAATCCAAAAATCTGATTTATCTTTATATAAAAATTCAAGTAAGTTAATACAATATTTCAAAGTTATTTGGTTGTATTTACTATATAACCTATTTGGTTTAGGATTTTGAGTTTTTGCATTAATCTTTAACATTCTACTAATATATACTAATATATTATTACTATATGTAAAAATAAAAAAATTTGAAAGCTTATATTAAGCAGTAGCTTCTTCGCCAGTGCCAGAAGCAGCCGCCTTGCTCTCGTTCCAATTTATTGCAGCTTGTTTCATCAAATCCTTCCTCTCTTTGTCAGGGAACTCTGTAATTAAACGAGCCATCTCATCTTTGATGAACAGATTATACTTACTCGGTTGTTTCTTAATAACCACACCATCACTATCTACTTTTACAGCGCGTTTTTTACTTTGCCCTGCCTTCAACGAATCTTTGAAAGCAGATACTGCAATTTTCTTAGTGTCGTCAAGCGTATATTCCGTGTCGTCATTGAATGCTAATTGGAGACACTCCCTAATTTTTTTACCAGATACATTTTTTGAAGAACTCATTATATTTACTTATAGACCATTAAGTTTTATATAATTTTATATATATATATTAATATAATAATAAGTATTTAAAAATGTTTTGTTTTGAAGTTGGAAATTATAAAAAATATATAGACGAGTTAACTGCCATATTTGATGCAAGCAATGAAATAATATATTTGTGTAATAATTTTGATATTACAAGAATACATAATCTTTTTATAAATATTATTGAAACCTATAACTATTATGAAGATGGTAAGAATAAAATAAGTGATACAGTTCACTTAAGCGAGGAGATAAGTGAGAGTCTTGAATATCAAAAAATGAAGGAGTACATTGATAATAATTTTAAAAAAATTCAAGATAAATGGAAGGATTGCTTATTAAGTAAATTAGATAGTTTAAAAACAAATTTAAATAATATTAATCTCTCAGACGATAAAGATGATGAACTTATTAAAGATAATTTTAAAAGTCAATATAAAACTATTAGAATTAATTTAGAAGACATAGAAAGAGAACTTGATAAAATAAAAACAATAACTGAAGACAGTATAAATAGTATAAAAGGAGATGATATTCAGTTTGATATTTATCCTATTACAAAGAACAGTATGATATTTAAGTCATATTTTTATAGTTGGTCTAAGAAGATATTTAAAAATTTGCAAATTATTAATAGCGATGAGAGTGAGGTTGACGATGTAGAATTAGAAAAAAATAAAGAAAATTTTTTTAAATTATATAAAAATTTAATAAAAAAATTTAATAAGGATACTATTACAACTCAAGAAAGTGAAATAAAAGTAATAATTGTAGCTTTAAAAGAACAAAAAGAAGAGTTTAAAAAAATATATGATAGCTTTATAAAAACAGGGGGAGATGGAAAAGGTGTTGACGAAGGTGATGTTGATGGTGAAGATGGAAATGGTGAAGGTAAAGAAGGTAAAGGCAATAAAGGTGATGGTAGTAAAGACGGGGAAGATGAAGGTGAAGGTGATGAAGGTGGAAAAGGTAAAGGTAAAGGAGATAAAGGCGATGTTAGAAAAAAGATAGAAGATGAAGGTGAAGGCTCAGGAAAAGTTAAAATATTAGAAGAAAGAGCAGAAAGTTTAAAGAAAGAAGCAGAAAGATTAAATAAAGAAGCAGACAGATTAAAGGAAGTAGCATCAGCTGCTAAATTAAAAGAAGGCGCAGACGAGGAACAACAATTAAAAAATGCCGAAGAAGCATTGGTTGCAGCAAAAGCAGCGCATGATGCAGCTTCAAAAGCGCGTGATGCAAAAAAGAAAGCAGATGATGCTGTTTTAGCGGCAGCTGCAGCAGCGGAAGAGGAAGCAAAAAAGAAAGCAGAAGAAGCGGAAGATGCAAAGAAGAAAGCAGAAGAAGCAAAGAAGAAAGAAGATGAAGCAAAGAAGAAAGAAGATGAAGAAGCGGAAGATGCAAAGAAGAAAGCAGAAGAAGCAGCAGCAGAAGCAGCAGAAGAAAAGAAGAAGAAAGAAGAAGCAGAAGAAAAGAAGAAGAAAGAAGAGGGTGCTTTAGCTGCCGCAGGAGTACCAGGAGCAGCACCAGTAGCACCAGGAGCAGCACCAGTAGATGAAAAAGTTTTTAATTTTGAATACAATAATAATTCGTGTTATGTAAATTCAGCATTGCAAATGTTAATAGATAATGATGATTTGTGTGATAAAATTATAAAGGCCGCAGAAGAAAAAAATTTTAATGATACATTTGATGGTGTCAAAAATAGTAATGAATATTTATTATATTTATTAAATAAAATAATAAAATATCATAGAGAAAGCAGACATTTTATCGGAGAAGCCAAAAAACCAAGTTATAATGAATATATATTGCCATTGCGGGAATATTTAAATCTTGTAAATGAAAATCAATTCAATATATCAGGTTTTGGAGACCCTTCTGATTTATTTGAATTTATATTAGATAAATTAGATATTCTTAATATAAATAAAGAATATGATACCACTAAATTGATAACTTTACAAAATGATGATGAAGAATCCTTTGATAAAATAATTTATTATCAAGAGCCTGCTATTACAACAAATAAAGAAAATTTAATATTTAAAATAGGTCGTTCGCGTAATAAAAGGATACAAAATACTGAAGAATATTTAAGAGATGAAAATAATGTACCAATAAGCGAAATAGTAAAAAAATCTATTACTATGTCTCCTAAATTGATTTTAGGTGAAGATACTAAAAAATCCACCTATATTTTGAAAGGTTTCATCCATTTTATTCCACCAGGACATTATATATATTATAAATCATTAAATAATACTAAAAACGAATGGGTTATATTAGACGATTTTGATACACACACAGCTCCTAATAATGATAAAGAAAACAAAGTAATCAGTGCCCCGTTAGGCATAAATGGCAATAAAATATTGCAAACAGCTATAGATACTACCGGTAGCACATTGTTTTATTATAAAAAAGATGTTAATGCATTAAGCGCACCACCCGCAAGAGTAGACGCATTATCGCCAGATGAAAAAGATGTGGGAGCAACAAATGATGCTTCGTTAGCAAAACAACCGCAACCAGCAGCAGATACACCAGTATCTATTATTAAAACAGGGGATGAACCTAAGTTTGTTTTTGAGGATTTAGGTAAAAAAAATTATTCACAAAATAATACAGATATTAAAAAATATAAAAAAGATTTGCTAAAAGAGTATATTGAAACAGATGGAAAGGGAAAGCATTTTATATTATTAGTTGGAAAACCTGGTGCATGGAAATCATATTTTGTTAAAAATAAATTAAAAGAAACTATAGGATTAGAAAGAAGTAATTTTATTAATCTAAATCCCGATGATTTAAGATATTACAATACTGATTTTATAAATGAAATATCCGGTTATTTAAAAGATAGTAGTAATAATGGTGTACATTATACAGTAAATGGAATAGATATATTATGTTATCCTAATAAAAATGGAGATATTGTTGCTAATATGAATGCTACTTTAAATACTATAAATCATATAAGAAACTCAATGCAAAAAAATATATTACCTTATTTCTTAAATGAAAATAAAAATATAATATATGATAGTGCATGTGATAATCATCATTATTGTGGTTCTTTACTTTTGATGTTTCTCAATAAAGGATATAAAGTTTCTATGATTTGTATAGATACAGATGATGAAACAGCTTTTAAAAGAGCTAAAGAAAGGCAAGAGAAAGATGGACGATTTATGACGGATGAATATTTAAGAAATACATATTTAAATTTTAAAGATATTGAAATAGTTAAAAATTCTATAATTACAGAAAGTACAATAGTTGAAAATAAATTTTATAAAATTATAGTTGATTCATCACAAAAAGCAGCTAATGCAACAGAACCTTCTTTAAAATATACTTTTGATACTCGCGCGCGTACGCCTATTTATGAACAAGATGCTGCTAACGCAACTCAATATTATAAACAAGCTAAATTCGTTTCTTCTCTCAATGCAGGACATGAAAGTCTGTATGTAGGGGGGAGGAGTACAATAAATGGAGCATTTAACGAGTTCTTTTCAAATAAACCTAATACAGATGACAATATTTTACTAAAAGAATATGTAATGATGCATATATCATGTTATATGAATAAATACAATGTAAAAAAAGATGATAAATTGAGAATAGATGATAATTTAAATGATACATTAATTACAGTGATGGACGAAGTAGAAAAAAAATATACAAAACCAACACCAGATGCGAAAAACCAATATACAGAAATATATAAATTTGAAAAATTTGAAGAATTATTTCCTAATAATAAGTTCATAAAAGAAATGTACTTATATATTTCTGAGGAACGCCTGGATAAATTTAAATTTTCCAGAACACATATTTATCCAGGAGATGTTTTTATAGATATTTTAAAAAAACCCCCATATGGTGTTAATAATAACCCTCATCCTGCTATGAATATCGCGGTTAACAAAGCAATGATATACTGCACTGGGCCAGAGAATTTGAGTGAAAGTTTACCTACGAAGCATACACCAGAAGATTTCCTAGAAGCAATAAAAATAGTCAGTAAAAATATTGCAAATGCAATTTGTAATTACAACCAACTAAAAAACATAGAAAAAATTGATTATGCCCGGATATGTTTAATTTCAGGAGGGAGCTTTAAAGGCAAAAATGTCAGCTCTGAAGATGTAGCAAAAAACATTATTGAAGGTATTACAGAAGTAAATAGGGCAAGAGGTGTTAAAGATATTGAATACAATTTTGCGGATTTCTCTGGATATTTCCAAACTGCTTTTGATAACTTAAAAAAAACAAATTCTACATTAGCATCAGCAGAATTAACTATACCTACATAACCCACCCTAACTTAACCCTTCTTAGCATCACGAAGCTCCGCCACTTCAAGTCTCAATTCATTTATTTCTTTTTTAAGGGCTTTTATAGATTCTACAAATAATGGCGCAAGTTTTTCATAGCAGATTGTTAAGTAATTATCTCCGCTTTTAGACACAATATTATTATAGTCATCGCGCATCATATCAAATGGTGCTATTTTTACTATTTCAGGAAGAATACTTTGCACTTCTTGAGCACTTAGGCCAATGTCAGGAGTTTTCGTAAATCCATATCGTATCGCTAATTCATTCGGGATATAATGAAACCCGTTTAATTTATTAATCAAATCTATTGGGTTAGCTATGTTTGATGTATGATTTTTTAATCTATTGTCTGAGAATGAACTTATTACTCCGCCAGAAGCAATAATACCACCATCCACTGTTAGCCTATCTATATTGCATGTAGTTCCTATTGATACATTATTAAGAGTATAAACACTGCTTTCCCCAAAAAACCAAGCATTCCTAATATTATTTATTGTGAAAGCCAATCTATTACTTGATAATAGCACATAATTGCTATTATTCGCATCATTAATACGCATTATATTATTGATATTACTCACATTATCATCTATTTTTTTAGAGTTTATATTGCTTGCCGATAATACATAATTGCTCGTATCTAATATGACATCTCTGTTATTTTTAAAATATGTCCCAGTAATTTTGACATCACCATTATTACCAAGAGTAAATACATTGTTATTCCTATTAGACGCTCGCACAATATCATTTAGTGTGTCATTCTGTTTTATATTTAGTGCAACTGTAGTATTATTCGCATTATTTATTTCCAACCGTTCCGTCGTATATACTTCAGTTTCTAATGTAGTGCTTGCACCAAGAACTATTAAATTAGAGCTAACCGTCAAATCTCCGCGCACAAGCAGATTATTATTATAAACATTATTAACAATAAATTTATTAATAGCAACATTACTCTCAGTAATCATATCAGTAGTTAAATTGGATATCCTCCTTGAAATAAGATTACTTGTGATCAATACATAATTACTGCTATTCATATCATTGAAATTCGCTTTCGCTACCAAGATATTGCTTGTGATCAATACATAATTACTTGAATTATTATCGTTTTCTTTAACTTTGTTAATCAAATTATTGCTCGTAGATAATACATAATTACTACTATTCATATCATTGAAGTTAGCTTTGGCTACCAAGATATTGCTTGTAGATAATACATAATTGCTACTATTCATATCATTGAAGTTTGCTTTAGCCACCAAGATATTGCTTGTTGATAATACATAATTACTACTATTCATATCATTTTCCTTAACTTTATTAATCAAATTATTACTTGAAGTTGCTACATAGTTGCTGCTATTTCTGTCATTTAAGTTTGCTTTAGCTATCAAGCTATTGCTGGTAGAGAATACATAATTACTTATACTAACATCATTGTAATCTATTTTGATATTTACAGTATCAATGCTTGATAATATTAAATTACTATTATTCGTTTCCAAACTTGATATCTTTCTGTCAAGGTCTTCTATAACATTTTTACCTCTAATGTCAAATATATTACCACTAATAAATAAATCATTACTCGTGCTAACATTCCCGTAAAACTGGATATTACCGAGCTTATCTATAAGTAATTGCGGATGCTCAAACTGGTTGTCGCTGTAATTAAACTTCAAGTTCCCGTCATAACTATAGATTTCATTTATCCAACTGCTCCTGTCTACATAGTCATCTCTTACTGAGTTTTCTAATATTATATGAGGCTTCAGCTTACTTTTATTATAGTTGGTTAGCTGTATATTGATATTGCAATTATCTACATATTTTCGGTAATATTCATCAATAATAATAGTATTACTTAGACCCACGCCATATTTTGTAAGATCATCAAAAACATCACTGATTTGCACATTAGAACTAACGCGTATTAGCTCGCTTTTATAGCGTTCATCTATGAATTCGTTAGAAGTCCTCAGGCTTATTATATTAGATATATTGTTATAGCTGGTATTATTATCATAATATAGGATATTTGAACTAAAATTTATAATATAATTGCTATTTGACAGCGTATTAGGAACAATATTGGAACTATTGATATTTAAATAGTTTGTCCGGAATATAGCAAACTTGCCTTGGTAAGTATAAGCATCATTATTATAACGCACTACATTTGAAGTTGTCGCATTAATATATAAATTAGATATTGAGTTGATGTCATCTAACTTAATTGTATTTTTATTTATGAATAACTTAGATACATTCCAATTTGTGCTAACTTGCGGCAAATAGCTGTATATCTCGTTAGTAAGTGATACTATATTACTACTGTCGGTGCTATTTCTCACCAATGAATAATTTGATGTAAACAAAGTGTTTGAAGTGGTTATCCCAGATAAATATGATGGAATATTATAAATATTGTTAAAAATGCACGAGAAATAGTAATTACGGCTTATAATATTATTATTCAAAGTTATATCAAAGTTATTAGATGTTGCGTTATTAACATATTGTATTTCATCAAGATTTATTATTCTATTATTAGGCTCTGTTAAAACCGCAGACATATTAAACAAATACTTGCCATTTCCTGCATTAACATCATCGCTATTAAAATTAACTCTAAAATTAGGTGCTGTATTTATAGTGGTATTGTTAGCATATGTCGCTATGTAATTGCTATTAATAATATTTGCATTACTATTATTAAATTTAAATGTCAAATTTATATTGGAATGTATAGATAAATATGATATCTGCTTAACAGTATTAAGAGTTTTATAAACGACCGCATTATAACTATCTAATTTGCTCCCATAAATATCATAAGATGGTACAAAAACATTGGAAATATTATAATTAAACTTTGTATCATATATCTTCGCTGTGTTATTCCAAATATTAGTATTTGTCGGCTGTGTTAATACTAAATTACTGCTATTAATCGCACCAATAGTATAAATATAATCCCTTGTATATCGCGCATTAATTAACATCGTCTGCTCGTCATATTCGCTATTAATAGACATTGTCTGTATGGGATTAGGCTCATTGAAGCCATACCTAACGCCGTCGCGCAAATTATTAGTATTTGTGTAGGGATCAATTGTAAATATATTGACAATGTCGCTTGGCCGAGGTTCTTTAATTTCAAGATCTGTGATTGCGACATCTATAGTAAATTTATGATTATTGTCAAAGTCCCCTGATGATATTACTTTGAATTTATTGTGATCCCCTGCAATATTAACCAAATTTATTTTTATAGGATTGTCAAGGTTAGTTATTTGCAGCCCGCATTTATTATCGTCATCAATATGCAAACTTATATTACTATTGTATCCACTATGGGATTGCCCTAAATGCATATAAGTCTTTGAAAAACTATTATTGAATTCCACAAAAGGATTGTAAAAATCATTGTTGCTGTCGTTCTTGTAGTAGCTAAATGTTAAGCTTGTATTACTTGTATTTTTGTTTGCCACGCGAAACTCAACCATATTATTGATATTTTCGTTATAATCATCAAATCCTGTTGTATAATTATTGTTATTATAAATACCTAATTCTAATGATGAATAACGCGAAATATTACTTGAATATGTAATAAACTTGGCAGCCGAGAAATTTTCATTATTTTGCTTAACGACAAAAGGGATCGCGTCATTTACTATTGAATCCACTATAATTGACTTGATAGGCTTGAAAATTATATTCTTTCCCGAATATTCAATATCATCGTGATCAATTATGTTCTTATAAATAACATTAGAAGCCGATACAACATCAATATATTTTGATAATTCGGCGAGACCTTCTAATTTTTTAAGACGATAGTTGAAGTTATTGCTTCCGCTATCTATGATATTAATATTACCATATACATCTAAATCTCCATAGATAGATACGGCGCTATTTGTGCCCTCTTTAAGAAAATCATATGATACATTAGGATTATTAAAATCAACATGGTAATTTGAATTCAAGTTATCATAATACATTGACATACCAAATGATGTTGGCTCAATTGTTTTATCAGTATACCCAATTTGTAGAGGACCAATTCTCTTAACATCACGCGAATCAATATCATTAAACTTATGATTTTTATAAATGAACCACCTTTCTAAATCTCTGTCTTCGCCTAAGTCTCTGTCGTATTCGCATATATCAAGCCCACTGTAATCTGCATTGTTATGAACGCCGCCACCACGCACGCCTCTGTAAATTCTTATTACAGAGTTATTATAATCTTCAATATTTGTATTGCGTATCTGCAAAGGTAAATGAACATCTTCGCCCCCCCAGCCAAGTGCTATTTTCTTATTCGTATAAAAGGCATCAAGTTTATTCGTAACCTGTAGAGTTTCTATGAGCTTATCATTTTGATAATACTTGTCGCTATTAATGCCTTGCTTTACATTTAATCCTTGCATTTTTGAAGCATATGCCGAAATATTATCATAATTAATGCAGTATTTATAGGTATTTTCAGTATATATATTAAAATAATTCTTGTAATCATTATGAACAAACCCAGCCATCTTTGTAATTACATCATCCTTGTAAACATAATACTCAGTAGCTGATATATTACCATTAACATCTAAATGTATATCTTGGTGTGGCGTCTTAACATTTATGCCAACACCATTATTTGTAATAGCAAGCATTGGTGGCGTATTGATAAGATTTGGGAGGAATACATTGTTTTGTAATTTTGAAATATCATAAGAAGGATAAAAATATATATTGTGCTTTTTCCCTTCAATATTATTAGTATTTATTAGCAAACTATTATCATAAAAGTCCAAGTAAGAGAGCCGCCCGATGTTAGCAATAAATTTATCGGCATTTACTTTTTCCTGCATAATGACTTCAAAATTATTATTGGAACTCCGTGTTTTAAATACATTGACGACGCCAGTAAATCCTTCTGCTGTATTAGGTCCTACACTCAATTTATTAGGAAAACTAATGTTGCGATTTGCATCAAGATTTGCGATATTGCTGTGGACATAAGTGAAAAAGTATTTATTGCCATTATCTGTATTGCTGGTTATTGTCGTGTATCCTAATGTTTCATCGCTGATATTTATAGGATTAACGCGAATACCGCCTACAAATAAATCATTCGCGACATTTAATCTATTCATTGATAATGTATTCGTATTTAGAAAGTTTGCGTCCCCCCTGAAAGTCGCGCTATTATTTATAACAATATTCTCAATATTTGCAGCAGCGACATCTAATCTATCTGATACAGTTATATATTTAGAATTTATTGTATTATTTACTGATATATTATTAAATGTATAGCTCTGTCCAAAAAATGTCCCAGCACTGATTTGCGAAGGTCTAATAATTCCTACTCCATCAGCGCGAATATACACGGAGTCCATATGCTTATAATCATTGGCAAAATTATCATATATGATGATATCGTCAAACTTCACAGTACCGCGCACATCTAAACGCGTCTGTTTATTAACTGTTATATTTGAACTAATGCCGTTATCTAATACATTTTTGTAATATGTCATATAATCTGCCATATTTTTCCCGATGCATACATTTCCATTGTTATCAATTGTCATCGCTGCATATTGTGTATCGTTTAAATATGTTGGGACTGCATTTCTATTATATAGCGCATTAATCTCAGTAGATGATTTATTAATATGAAACTCTAATGGCATTCCTTTGGTTGTTGCAATAACAGCTGGTGATATATTGCTCCCACCAATAATACCAATGCTTAGTTTTGATAATTCCTGGTTTGTGCTATTATATGTGTCATTTCTAAGTGCTATATGGATATTGTTAAAGTCATTGTTAGGAGTTGAATTAATATTCAAAGGATGCTGGTTATATGCTGTATCTACTAAGCCGCCTAATGTTAGATAATTTGGCGTATATATATTATTAACAGGATACTGGATATCATATAAATTATTAAAGTATGTTACAATACCCGTTTTAAAAGGCTGCGATTGCGAAAATACATTAACGCTTTTTATGAGGTCTGTTATAGTATTGCTGCCAATCTCGCCGCTAATAGATATATTGCTAAATTGTATTCCGTGTGCACTAATCATACCATCGCACTGAATATTTCTGTTAATATAAAGGGATGCATTGGGATCACGATAATTAGAGTTAACATTACGAGAAGTATTTATAGCGACGCCTTCGTGATTAACATACATATTCCATTTAGTATCATACTGATTGCTATTATAGTTTGCTGTTCCCTGCCCATCGCCTACTACTAAATATTCATTGTCTGCCAATGTTAATCGCTGAATATCCACTATCGTATTAATCCCGATACCTAATGAATCAACTTTAATAATTGGTTCAGTGCCTTGAATAATAAAATCATCCATTATACTATATATAAGCCTATTTTATTCTATTTAAAAGAAATAAACAATTAATATTTATATAATAAAATGATATAATAAAAAACTGATATTAATATATTAGTTACTTATTATCACTTTCAAAATGAAACGCATACAGGGAATACATAACAAAACAAAGGATGTTGAAATTATTAATCAACCCTATAATAATAAAAATGTTCTCCTTCAAAGCAATGATTTAACAGAGATATTTAATAATAATGGGCTTAATAACATCAAGTTTAAAAATATTGATTTGTATCGTGTAGCATTTGTTCATAAATCATATTGTACTATGAAGAATAGTGATTTTGATAAAAGTAATATTAACTGCCCGGGAGATTGCTTACCTCTTCAAGATATGTCGTATGAACGCCTTGAATTTCTTGGCGATTCGTTAATAGGTATGATTGTAGCCAATTATCTATACAGTAGGTTTCCTGACCAAAACGAAGGATTTCTTTCAAAAATAAGGACGAAGATAGTGAATGGGCGGATGCTCGGCTATTTGTCAGACAAAATAGGTTTCCCGAAGTTTGCTATAATATCCAAGCAAGTTGAAGAATCAGGTGGTAGAAATAATTTTAAAATTATGGAGGATATATTTGAAGCGTTTATAGGCGCGTTATTCCTTGATTTTCAAACGGAGAGCGATAAGGTTCAGCTACCGAATAGTATTAATATATCCCCTTTCACAGGAGCAGGCTACTTCATAGTTGAGAGCTTTATCATATATATTATAGAAAATTATATTGACTTTTGCGAATTAATTAGAATTAAGAATAATTATAAGGATATGCTCGTCTCTTATATGATGCATAATCTCCAAGATATCCCTAAGTTTTACGAAGTCAAGGTATTGATGAAAGATAATGTCCGCATATTCACCTACTGTATAAAAGATAGAAACAACGCTATTATCGCTACATCTACGGGTAATAACAAGAAAGAAGCAGAGAATAACGCAGCAAAAGAGGCGCTTATATATTATAATGTGGATATTTGTGAGTATAATTCAAATATATAAAGATATTATAGAAACAAAATATATTGTCTTTATCTTTATGGATACATTGAATATTACGCATCTTGTTTTATCTGGTGGAGGTATGCGAGGTGTAATATTCATAGGAGCACTTAGATATCTATATATTGAGAATTTACATAAAAACATAACACATATAGCGGCAAATTCTATAGGCTCATTTGTAGCCCTTTTTATTACTTTCAAACTAACAATAGAAGAAATAGAGACAATTATTTATAATTCTATAGGTGATAATAATCTATGCAAGATACCTACTAAGAATTATTATAAACTTATATCAAATCTGGGTTTATGCTCTATATCACATTTTATGGAGCATTTAAGAAAATTATTGCGCATCAAATATCCCGATATGAAAGACATAACATTTATGGAGGCTTCTAAAAGGTTTGGGATTAACTTATATTTTTCTACTACGAATATTAATAGATGCGAGAATCGTATTTTTTCTATTGAGGATACTCCTGATATATCAATATTTACTGCTTGCGAAGCCTCAATGGCTATACCTTTAATATTTAACCCTGTTGTGATTGATGGCGAATATTATTATGATGGAGCATTTACAAATAACTTTCCTGTGAAAATATTTTCACATATATCCCAAGAGAATATAATTGGTATGGTTTTATACAAAGAGCGGGAGAAATATGAGCCTCCTAAGACACAGATAAATATTTTTTTCATTTTAAGACAAATATGTAGAATGTTTGAAATATTACGAGTTAATCAAGTAACAATAAAGGAGCTCAAAGAAGAAGATAGAGAATATTATTTTATGCCTAAAAATATTACATTACAGCATTCTATGAATGTAGTAGTAAATAGGAAAGGTGTATGTATAGAATTGTCAGTAGAGCAAGTGAATGAGATGATATTAATAGGATTCAGCAGTATGGCAGAGTATATTGATAAGCGAAAAGAGCTATTATATAATAAAAATAAAGTAAGACTGGGAGAGATGCAAGGGATGCAAGAAAACAGTGAATTATTTAGTTAGTTATTACATCCCTGATTTTTTTGGTGATTGCTTATGGGATAACTGCCTTGATGTAGGTTTTGTTTTTAGAACTCGTGGTACTTGCGAAGCTCGTGGTACTTGCGAAGCTCGTGAAGAATTTATTTTTGCAGTATTAGCCCTTCTAAGTAATACTGGAGCAATTGGAGCAATATTTACTGTTGTTTTAGGTCTTATACCAGGTCTTACATATCCTTCTCTAATACATAGTTCATCAACTGTTTGGATTTTATGCCGCGGATATTGTGTATATGCTCTTCTATTTGCGGTTTCAGGACGAGGATGAAGCATTGCAGGTTGATGCTGTACTTCAAATGCGACTCTTGCAACTCTTTGGTTATTTCTGTGAATAGGATATTGATAAAGCGGTATATTTTGATATAGATGCTTTGTCTGCTTTAGCCGATTATGTAGATGCGTCGGTTCAACTTTATTTTTATTGGAATTATTATTTGTTCTCTTCGTTTCAGCAAATTCAAGCGCTTTTTTTAACAAAAGATCCATTCTAATATTATAGATATAATTATATAATTATATATATTATTATTATAGTATTATAATGAATAATAATGATGAACCATATATATTCCTATTAGATTTAGATGGAACTATAATAGGTGATTGTAGTTATCAGTGCGATATTTATAATATACAAGAAATTATTAAAAAGAACATAATATTAAAAAATAATAATATCCAATTGGGAAATCTTGTAAAATACAAATCATTATGCGATAAGATGCTTGATAACTGCTATGATATGCAATCTAAATTGTTAAGACCTCACTTCACTACATTTATGACAGAGATGAAAAAGAAGTTTCCTAACAGTTTTTTCTTTATTTATACAGCTTCAGAGAAAACCTGGGCAAATAAGGAGATATTAATTATAGAAAAGCAAAATAATATTAAGTTCAACCGACCTATATTCACAAGAGATAACTGCTTAAAAGATACATCGGGTAATATCAGAAAGTCTGTAAATAAAATAATGCCTCAGTTATTAAAATCAATAAAAATGCCAAAGACACATTCAATAGCTAATAATATAATAATTATAGATAATAACCCTACATTTGTAGATTACACTGATAATCTGCTAATTTGCCCTACATATGATTATCTAAAGTTTCATAATTTATGGGAGAACATTCCTCACGAATATGCTAAAATATCTGAGCTTAAGCATTTTGTTTCAAAATTAATCTCAAATAAAAAAATGTATATTAAGAATAACCCTTCAAATACTGTAATATTAGAGAAATTACATAGATGGTTATATAGAAAATATAGAAAGATAAATAAGTATAATAATAAATATACTAACGATACATTTTGGCTAAATCTTGCGACTTTGATTAAACACCACAATATCACTACATTTAATAAGAAAAATATCAATATGCTGCATAAAAGTCTTTAATGAAGAATGAATCAATATATAAATATATGTTTTCTAATATATATATCTGTTAAAATGATATATATAAGTTTTGACATTGGTATTAAAAATCTTGCATTGTGTATTTTAAAACAGACCACCGAAGAGATACATATAATAGATTGGAGGATAATTGCTTTGGCAGATAAAAAGAAGGATATAAAAGGAATTGATGATATAGCTGAGAGAATATATATAGAGCTTGATAATATAATTGGTTATTTAAAAGGGAAAGGGATTGACAGCATTGACTATGTGCTTATTGAGAACCAGCCATCTAACCTAAATGGAATAATGAAAACTATCCAATATATTATATACTGCTATTTCAGTCTTTTAAAATACTGGGATAAAATGATAGATAATGTTGTTCTTGTGAATGCATCTCTTAAGACCAAAACGCATGACTATAAACCCGAAATACAAATCAAAATGGATGAAACAAAAAAAATTAAAAACTCTAAAGGGTTTCGTAGTGATAAATATAAAATGAACAAGCAAACCAGTATAGAGATATGCAAGAACTACATTAAAGATGATGATAGCTTATGCGATATTTTTGGCAATAACAAGAAAAAAGACGACTTATGCGATGCCTGTTTGCAAGCTGTCGCTTATATAAGGACGAATAATACAGAATCGGTAAGTAAAGGAGCATATAATAAATTGTATTATGAGGATGTTAGGGATATATCTATTTCTCACCCTCAAAATTAATATTTTAATTTTGTAAATAATATACATTAAATTTATTTTTTATATCATATTATATTAGAAAGATATACAATATGGCTGAAAGATGTTCTGCAGCAAGTGTTGGAGGTGCTAAGAAACGCAAGCTAACCCCCTATAATAAATTTGTAAAGAAGATGTACAAGGAGCTTCACAAGAAATTCCCTAATGATAGTGCGCCAGAAATTATGAAAAAAATTGGTGTGGAATGGAAAAAAACTAAGAAGTAAAGGTTTATTATAATATTACACAGTAAAAGCGCGTAATGCAGTAGACAATCACGGTTTTCTTGAAGATTTTGTAGGTGTTTTAGGTGTTTTGGGTGTTTTAGGTGTTTTAGGTGTTTTGGGTATTTTAGGTGTTTTAGGTAATTTTTTTAATTGTAAATCTTTATTTGCAGTTTCAGCTTTGGCATTAGCTTTGCTTTTACTTTTAGATCTATTGCCTCCTGTAGACATAGCTGTCTTAGCCACCTTAGCTGCAATAGCATCTGCTTCTGCATCATCGGCGGCAACAGCAGCAACAAAGCCTTTATTATCATACTCTTCGTAATTACCATCCCATGCAATAGCAATACCATTGTAATTACCAGGTAATATACCATTTAATTGTTTCCATTTTGCAAGTTTTTTAGTTCCTTCTAATTCTTTTCTTTTATTATCAATATTTACTCTCTTAGTCCACCAACAAAATCCCAATAGTGTTTTAGTTCGCTCTATCCACCAGTCAGGTGGTGGTTTATTCCATTCGCTTGGTTTTTTATACTCTTTTACTTGCGTATGTAAGTCATTATTAGGTAATAAAAAGTCGGGGATATATTTCCAATCATCACTACTTATATGATAATCATCATCTGGATCTTTGTATATATATACACCATTTAATGGCAGTGGTGGATTTTGTAATGCAATTATCGGGTCTGGACTCAAATTATAAGGGTTTTCATAAGCAAATGGGTATGCTTGTTGGTTCTTTCTCACATCCTGTATTCTCGTATATACAATTGCTCTACGAATGTAATTTCTTACAAATCTTGTTAGTCCTGTGTCAAACTTTTTATCATAATTTCTTTTTTCCCCTTTTGGTATTACTCCTAAATATTCTTGTTTTCTTATCCATATACCTTTATACCAGTAGGGTATAGGCGTAGTTTTTTTAAGAAATTCAAAATAAAATAAAAATATTTCAGGATATACTGCTAATTCTAAAATAATTGCAATTTTTCTATAAAACTCTATTAATTCATTATCAGAGTTTTTCTTATGATTTTCTGCAAGTTTTAATACTGCATAGCCTACATACTTTAATAATAAATTAATGTTAACGCAGCCATTTAATTTATTCGTAGTACCATCTTTAAAATCACTAAATAATAAATTATAATATCCAATATTTTCATCTAATTTTTCATCTTTGTTTAACTCATTATCATACCCACCTTTTAAAAATGCGAGTGTTTGTGATTTGCTTAATAAAACTTTTAAAGGTGCACCAGTAGGAAGCGCCTTTAAACAAACCCCTATGTTTTCTTCTATATATTTTAAATATACATAAAAAAACTCATTCCATTCATCATCTCCTATTGGATTTTGTGCTTCTTCCTCTTTAATAGCATCTAAACGATCCAACATTTCTTTTGATGGCTCAGTAGATAGGTCAAACCCGTCATCGTTTTCAGGTGATTTACTCGCAGCCGATTTTGCAGATTTTGCTGATCTTGCAGATCTTGCTGATTTAGATGCTGTATTTTTTATTCCTAATGCATCTTTTTTAACCTTTGCTGATTTCATACTTTGCGGTTATTATCTATTAGTATAAGTAGATAATATTTGCAATGGATACATATAAAAAACCAGAAAATGCTGACTATACAATATATAGCATATCAAACTGCAAATATTGTGTTATGGCAAAGGATAATATTAATAAGCTAAAAGCGCAGAAGTGCACTACTATAAATTGTGATAAGTTTATTATGACTTGTAGAGAAAGAGATAAATTCTATAATTTTATTAAACAATATACTATAATACCATATTTTCATTTTCCAATGATATTCAAAAATGGCAAGTTTGTTGGAGGTCTAAAGGAATTATTAGTTCATAATCAAAAGCCTCTTGAGAAGGCAAAGAAGCCTGTAAAGAAAAAAACAAAGTATTTAAATACAAGATACAATTAATATACATTAATATGATTGAAGTTGATGGAATTATCCTTATATTAAGTTGCCATAAACATTTAAATACGCGCCTTAAACACTTCAGGCTTCCTAAAGATAATTACAAAAACTGGAAAGTAATCTATGTAATTGGCGATCTGTTTTTAGATAGCGACTATAAACTTGAAGGCAACTTTATGACTATTAAATGCGAAGACTCCTATATTCATTTATTAAAAAAATTAGTGATGAGCTTAAAATATCTCTATGAAATTTATGATATTAAGGAAGGCGTCTTGCGCTGCGGGGATGACTTAATATTTAATGAAGACTTGCTTGAATCTTTCTTGGAAACTCCAAAGAAAAGACAATATATCAAAAATTGCGAGAATTATACTGAGGATATTGATTTCTTAGGCAGATCACCTTCTGGCAAAAGCTTGCTTTCGCATGAAATATCTGATGCTGATATTAAATCAACAACAAACGATAAATTTATGGTTAATTACTATATAGATCACCCAGAGGACTTTGATAATCCTTTGCATAATCTTAAAGGAGTTAATATTTCTAAATATACTAAGCGTCCTCATATTCCTGTCGGGCCCTGTGGTATTATGTATTACATATCTAATAAATCTTGTAAAATATTGATTAATCATTTGAATAATATTAAATATGATATATTCCATTACGACAAATACACCGATTCATATCCATATACTATTGAAGATTGTGCCGTATCATATATATTGTATTATAATAAAATAAGTTTCATACATTGGATTAATATGTATCACGATTATCCCTACTATAATAATGATGTCCTTGCTATTCATACAAATATGAACAAATAGAAAAAATAAAAGGATATAAGAGGGTTTCTAAATAATATAATTAATACATATAAAATATATGAAGATTGAAATTGATGGAGTTATTCTTATATTAACTTGCCATAAATATCAGGATACGCGACTTAAAAAATTCAAACTTCCTAAAGATAATTACAAAAACTGGAAAGTAATCTATGTAATTGGCGATCTGTTTTTAGATAGCGATTATAAACTTGAAGGGAACTTATTGACTATTAAATGCGAAGACTCGTATTTTCATTTATTAAAAAAATTAGTGCTTGCATTAAAATATCTTTATGAAATTTATGATATTAAAGGGGGTGTATTGCGTTGCGGAGATGACTTAGTATTTAATGAAGACTTGCTGCAATCTTTTTTGGATTCTCCTAAACAATATAAAATTAAGAATAATATTGGTGATATAGATTTTTTAGGTAATTGTTCTACAGGTAAAAGTATGTTTGAACACGATTTAGAAAAATATGAAAATAAATCATCAGCGTCTCTACATTTTGTATATTATTACAAAGATCATCCAGAAGATTTTGATAATCCATTGCATAATCTTAAAGACATTGATATATCTAAATATACGATGCACCCGAGCATCCCTGTATTTATACACGGACCTGTCTTATATCTTTCTAATAAATCTTGCAAAATATTAATAAATCATATGAATAATGTTAATTATGATATATTGCATTATGACGAAAAAACAAAATCATATCCATATACTACTGAAGACCTCGCTATAGCATATATATTATATAATAATTGCATTGATTTTATCCATTGCAATAATCTATATTGTAATACAGATCGCGCATTTAATCATAATTCTATGGCAATTCATACAAATATGTATAGATAATTATATTTAATCATATTCATTCATATCTAATCATATATTTTTTATCATATAAGTGTCTATCAAATTATATCCAAGTTTTTTATAGTATTCTCTAACACCTGTGCCGCTAATTATAGCAATCCTTTTATAACCATTTGCAATTGCCAATTCTTCTGCCTTTGCTACAAGTTGCCTACCAAATCCCTTATGTTGCAGAGAACCCTCTATATTATCTCCTACATTACTTAAATTGGAATATACATGTAATTCTCTAATTAGTGCACACCCTTTAATACTTGGTAATAGCTGTGAATTACTATCGTTATTTAAGCGAAGCCGCAAAAACCCTATTAAATAATTTTTATCGCAATCACTATCAAAACTTATATGATATTCATCGCCTCCTGATGCCCTATACTTTTCAATATTCAATTTAATATTACAGAATGATACACTGTTTCCTTTGATTTCACGACATCTTATACATTTGCATCCCCAATTATTTAGTCGCATATCATCTTGTAGCAGTTGCCTCATATTTACAAACTTAGTAGAATAGCCGCCTTCTATGTAATGCCCGGGAATATCGCGAATTATGCGATTAAGCCGCTTATATTTTTGAACCTTCTTTTTGAAATCCTTGATAAGCTCATATAATAACAAGTCATCGTAAGGGATATATGAGCCTTCGTCAAACCATTTCTTTATTTTTGTAAAAGGTACTATGGCTGTTGGGTATATTTTATACTGATCAACTTGTATTCTCTCGTCATATAAGACTTCATCAAGCATTGCCTTATCAATATCAAAAGATGCACCAGGGAGATTTGGCATAATATGAATGTCAACTTTATAGCAATTATTTTTCAAAAGTTTTATTGCATCATATGCGCATTCTATCGTATGTCCTCTATTTATTTTTTTCAAAACTGCATTATGCGTATGCTGAACACCTAATTGTATTCGCGTACAATTATATCTGCGAAAGTTGGCGATTTCATCAATTGTTATAGTATCCGGCCGTGTTTCCAAAGTTAGCCCAATAATATGGATTTTAGCAGTTTCATTTATTTCTATTTCTTCTTCTAAAGTTTTCTTAGGGCGCTTTGGGTCGCTATCAAAATAAATATTTGCAGAGTAATATAGCTCAGTTATAAAGCGGTCTTGGTAATTACGCGGATATTCGCTCCAAGTCCCTCCTAACACAATGATCTCTAATTTATCAGGTATATGCCCCATTCTAATAAGTGTTGATAAACGCGAGTTCATTTGCTTTATAGGATCAAAATCGTTAGCATTTGCACGCAATACTGCAGGCTCTGAGTATAGATAACTTCTTGGTTGCGCTACCCAATTATTTCCTTCGTGAGCTGGTTCATTAGGGCAATATGCGCAGTCGTGCTTACAAGAGAAACGCGCAGTTTTAACTTCGCCGTCTTCATCAATATACTGAGGATGTGCAGATGTTAACACAGTTATTACGAGAACTCCAGAGTTTGACTTGCATTTCTTTTTAGTTATAAGATTGCGCAATTGCTGATTTTCTAAATTAAGATATTTATATATCTTGATAAACTCAGCATTTGACAAAGTATATTTATATTTTTTTTGAATACTCTTTTTAAATTTATCAATATCGCTGGTAGTTTTAAAGTTTTCAATATTATTTTCAAACTCTGCTGTTATACTTTCTTGCAATCCATTGAAAATACTGTTATCCTTATATTCTTTGTGATTATCTGAGTGTATATGTATATCTTCAATATCATTTGAAGAATACGAAAATAAATTAGATACTGCTTTAAGAATATTCATATTTATGTAGATATGAAATGTACATCTTCATACATCAATTTTTATAATAAATTTGCCCTATTAAAGATATCATAATATAAAAATTGATTAAATGTGATCTATCAAATTACTAAAGCCAACCAACAAGCCAAGAAAATACAAAGCCAACAAAACAACACAAAGGAGATGTTTACTTTCCCTTACAGCTACAACAATCGCGGTGATGTCCACGATAAGATATACGGAGATTGCGATATCTATTACTATTCTATGCGTATCCTATGTAATTATCTTTCAAACTTGGAAAAGTATCAGGGAATATGTAAAATTGACCTTGATAATTATGATGACATTTATAATTTAGGATTTAATATCTCAAACCGAATTATGGTTGATAAAACCGAGCTTCCTAATGAAACAGTGGTATATAAGTTAATTAAGAATTTGAGAAGGGAGCATTTCTTAAAGTTTATTAAAGCGTATTGTATAGATAAGGAGATTTCATACACTACCAACCTTAATCGCATTGATATGAGGGAGTTTCTTATGTATGCTTGCAGCGAACTTATTGGCGATTATAAGGATGTTATGATTGAAGGATGGACGGGTAATAAATGGGAAAAAGTTCATAATAAGAACTCAAAAATTTATAGTGTTTAAAAGACACAAAGCAAGCCATTAGGCAATGTACAGTAATTTCTCTATGTTATATATTTTTATATATTTTTATATTTTTATTACAAATAGGAGTGGGTTTTGGTAATGTTGTAAATAGTTTCTGCATTTTTTTATCAAATCTATTACGAAAAATAATCTCATCTCTGTCTTTAGGTTGTAATGCTTCCTTTAATATTGAAAGTATTATCTTTATAAATTTTGACATCATAACATTATTTTACTATAAAGCATCATTTTTTATATAAATTAAAAACTGATATGTAATTTTGTATCTTTAATCAAAACTATTATGGACAGTCCTATGCTAAAAATGATAAAACAAAAAAAATCCATACAAGAAGTATCCTATAAAATTAGGAGAAAAATGGGCTATTGAAGAAGAAAATATCTTATTACTAATTTTTGTAATTTGGTAAAATTTTCTACATATTATTATAGATAATGAATTCATTGCGACCTGCAACAGTTAAAAAGGATAGAACCTTGAGAGCAAGATCATATGCTGAAGAAGCAAAACTACAAACCCGTACAAAAACTATATTTGCAAAAGTAGTAAATACTGAAAAAAAATCAATAAAAGAAAGAATTAAAGAAGCAATAAAAAGTGTTAAAACATCTATTGTAGGTAAAAAAAATAAATCAGAATTAGTATCTGCAGTAGAAGATGCAGTAAGCAAAAATTTAGATAAATTAGAAGAAAAAGTTTTAGAAGATGTAAAAAAAATTGAGAATAAAAAATCTAATATATCAAGCACAGACAAAAATACTGACTATTCATATAAAATAGATGACAAAATTAAAGAACTTGTAATAAATCTAAATAAAGCATTAGAATATACTGAACATACAAGAGCATTATTTGGTCAAAAGCCCGAAGAGAAAAAGGAACTGAAGGAACTGAAGGAACTTAAAAAAGAAAATGTACTTGTACCCGAAACAGTAATAATTGCTAAAAAATCCCTAACTGAAGAAGAAAAACAAGATATTTTATTTGAAAAGGTTAACAAAGTTATAGAAGTATTGGCAACCTATTTGGTAGATGATAAAGGAAAGTATATGCTTAAATTTAGTAAAAGTAATGACATACCTGTAAAATATACTTTGTCAATTATAGGATTAGGAATAGATATAAATTATTCTACTTTCAAGGATTTATTAAATATAATATCATCGCGTATTAAAGCTATTATAATACTATGTTTTTTTGGTTGTAATGATAATGTTAAAAAAGCTCTTAACAATTTTAAAAAAACATACTATGCAAAAATTTTAGATATTAAACAGTTGTATTTAGATTTTTTAATTATTATTAGCTCGCATATTATAGATAATAAAAAAATAAAATTCAAGATAAATGATAAAATAACTAATGAAATACCAACAGAAATTTTAACATTATTAAGCGATACATCTGGAGGAGGTAAGAAAAGAAAACCTAAAAAAACTGCTACAAAGAAAAGCAGCAAAAGCAAGAAAAGAAAAACATATAAATTTTTAGCTATAAGAGAATAGTGGCGGAATATCTTCTCTAACTACTATTTCGTCTTGTGGCCGTATCTTGACATTGTATTCATTTGCCCAATTTGCAATTGTTTGTGTATTAAATAAATATTCATCATCATTACTATCATCTTCATTAAAATACAAGATTTCTTTGTTATTTATTTTTGTAAAATATGCAAACATATATAATTAGTAATAGCTAACATATGTTTATATATTTAATGTCCTCGTGTTTTTTCGTGGTCTCCCTACTCCTCGTAATATCTTAATATCAGCAGTATCTTCAATAATAGAGGTTATTTCTTCATCACTAACAGAAAGCGTTTCAATGTTATTATCATTATGATCAATTGATATATTATTATGAACATTATTTATAATATTTTCAATGTCAGCTGCAGGCTTATGTCTAAGCTCAGTTATATTAGGAGATTGTCTAATATTATTGGATTGCGGAGACATTGATGGCATTGTCATATTTGAAACAGGTGAATTTAATGAACTGAACAGGCTGCTTACCATATTAAATAACCCGCCGCTGCTATCGCTCCCGCTATTATTGTAATTATTTAATGGTATATTTTGCGCCGCTTGAGGAGCGTTAGCTCCTTGCTGGTATGGCGAAGTATTATTACCCATCATATATTGCTTTGCAGCAGCTTGCTGGAATTGTTTCATTAATTCAGGATCTGATTTTAATACATTTTCTACATTTGGCATAGGTTGCTCTTTGAACATTCTGCTTGTAAGATGGAACATAAATGCGCTACCAGATAATCCTATAAACAATCTTAGTTCCGGCGCCATCTTTTTACCAGTCGCCTTGTATTTATAATGTAATTCTTCAAATATATCATCATAATCATTAATATTCTCATTAACCTGTTCAGACCACCCATCTAATTTTATTGCAAATGGGTCATATCTGCTATTCATATACTCTGTGCCCGAAATAAATGCCATTAACATTTTTTGCTGAAATCTTACACTCCCATCAAGTTCCTTCTCGCGAACTAAGCGATTATATTCTGTTCGCATTTCTTCCAAGTCAGAATTCATATTAAACTTAAATGGGATCTTGAACCCCTTTGATTCTAACCTGTCTAATTGATAAATTATTTCCCTTTTCTCATTCAGTTCGTTTAAAATGATATCCTTTGCAGATAAATGTCTATTCTTTGACCCTCCTCTACTATATTCTCCATCTCCGCCTTCTTCTTCATCGTCATATTCTTCTCCGTCATCTTCTTCATCTTCATCATCCTCGTCTTCTTCGTCATCATCGTCATCTTCTTCATCGTCATTATATTTATCTTGTTTTTTGTATTTATTTGCTATATTAGAGCCGCCACCACCTCCATTGTCGCGACTCCCACTACCTGACTTTTTATTACTTGAACTACTTATTATGCTACTGCCATCACTTTCTTCATCATATTTAGATTTTTTAGATAGAGTCTTATTTTTATAAATGTTGTTCCTATTTTTCATATAATCGCTTTTATCATAATCTCCATTAACAGAGCTGGCGCGCGAAGAAGAACGCGACGAAGACCGCGATGACATAGAGATTACATCATTGCTTATCTTATTCTTATTAAATAAGACATCTTCGCTCATAAAGTTATTTTGATTAACTCTGTTCTGCTTATTTGGTATATTAAAGCTCATTTGCTTATTGTTGAAGGTATCTCTATTTAATTCAATCAAATCATCATTTATATTATTAAGATTTAATGTTGTCATATTATATATTTAATTGGATATCAATTGTTTATATAATATTAATAATTTTTAATTGTTTATAAATACGCGCGTCTAATGATTTATTTTTATTTTCCTTACTGTAAAATGCATTTATTTATCCACATATTAAAAAAGGCTCTGCTTGTCTTTATATTTTTTTCTGGGTGAAACTGAACTCCAAGTATGTTTTTCTGGCGATTGTATGCAATCATTATTTTTTTATTTATTTTCTTAATAACCTTGAAAATCTTTGGAGTTTTCACTATATAATCTGTATGAATTAAATAATACTCACTTTTAGGAATATGAAATGGCTTAGGGACGCTAAAACTCAAAGAATATTTCCTATAACCATTTGTAAAAGATTTAATATAACTTTTTTTACATTGATAAATAAAATACTGAAAAGCATAACATATTGCTAATATTGGAATATTAGAATTTATAATACAAGGGGCTATTATTGCGCGGTCTTTTTTCTTAACAAAATAATCAGAGCCTGATAATATAATACCTTGTATTTTCTTATTTCTCAAAGTATTCTCAATACCTTTTGTGTCATCCCAATTTTTTAATATTACTTTCTTGCCTTGAAGTCCATATAATATTAGTTTTTTAAATTTCTTAAATACTACTATGTCTTTATACATATTAACAACTAATAGTCTCATTTAAAAAATTGTTATACTTACTATATCTACTAACATATATAAAAACATATTAACATAATATATCAACATAAATATGAAGATTCTTTTCTTTGGTAGTAAAGGATGGATTGGGAAACAATTTGGACAATATCTAAATGATAATGGTATTACTTATATTGGCACTGATGTGCGCGCTGACGATGAAAAAGCTGTTGAAGCAGAAATAAAATTATATTCACCTACGCATATCATTTCATTTATTGGAAGAACACATGGTGCTGAATATAATACCATTGATTACCTGGAATTACCTGGTAAACTTAATGATAATATTAGGGATAATTTGTATTCGCCAGTAATACTTTCAATTCTATGCGAAAGATACAATATTCACTACACATATTTAGGAACAGGGTGTATATTTAGTAGCGACGATCCTACAAAAACCTGGATTGATGACGATGAACCCCCAAACTTTTTTGGATCATCCTACTCTATTGTCAAAGGATTTACTGACAGACTTCAGCATATGTATTCCAAAAATACGCTTAACCTGCGCATTCGTATGCCAATTGTTAATTTTGAGCATAATAGAAACTTTATAAGTAAAATTATTAAATATAATAAAATTTGCTCTATGCCTAACTCTATGACTGTATTAGAGGATATGTTTCCCGTAATTATGGATATGATTATTAAAAATACTACGGGAACTTTTAATTTAGTTAATAAAGGGCTTATTACACACAATGAGATTTTAGAGATGTACAAGGAAAACATAGATCCAACATTTACTTGGGAAAACTTTAGCATAACCGAACAGAATGCAATATTATTATCAAAACGCTCAAATATACAATTGTCAACAGATAAGCTATACTCATTATACCCAGATATTCCTGATATTAAAAAATCAGTTGAAAAGTGTATTAAGGAATATTCAAAAATAAAATCATAAATAAAAAATGATATATACACTAATTTATATAATATATATTAGTAAATATGGTTAAATATATATGTGATAACTGCAAAGAAGAATTTACAAAAAAGCAGTCATATATTGATCATCTTAATATTAATAATTTTGAAAAATGTAAGAATACTGCGAGCGAATCCTCAAATGATATTGATAACAAACAAACATCCATCACTGTATTACCTGAAAAAATATATCGTCTAAATTATATTGGCTCAAAATTTCAATTACTTGACTGGATTGCAAGTAATATGAAAGAGAAAACAGGGTGGGATTCTTTTGCAAATAAAAGGATTGGAGATATGTTTTCTGGAACAGGTATAGTTTCCTACTATTTTAGGAAACATCTGGCACAAGTCATTTCAAATGACGCTGAGCTATACAGCTCTATAATAACTCACGCATTCACACTCTCTATATATACAGAAACCTGTAAAAAAATTATAGAAGAATTTCAAAAAGATATTGAAGATAATAAGCATTTAAGCACAATAGGATTTATAACAACGCATTATAGTCCTTACGATTCCTGTGAGCGTAAATTTTTCACTATTGAAAATGCTAAGCGAATTGATTATCTTCGTTATAACCTGGAATTAATAAAGCATCGTCTATCCTTTGACGAATATCAATTTATCCTTGCTTCTATACTTCTAAGCGCTGATGCTGTTAGTAATGTGCCAGCAGTATATGGATGTTTTTTGAAAAATTTCAAAACAAAGGCAATTAAAAATCTAACATTAATGCCTATTCATAATAATACCTCTCAAGTAGTCGCTGGCTCTAATACTTACAACTTTGATGTTCTAAATATTGATTTTGTTAGATCATTTGAAACAGATATGGTTTATTTAGATCCACCATATAATGTTAGGCAATATTCTAAAAATTATTTTCCTTTGAATATTATTGCTAAAACTCCTGAAATATTATTAACAGAGATGCCTTTAAAAGGTAAAACAGGTATCCCTGTAGATTGTTTCATATCACCGTTTTGTAAAAAAGGAGGTGTTGTTGAAAAAGCTTTTGATTTATTATTTCGCGAATTAAAAACAAAATGGATATTCCTCTCGTATAATAGCGAAAGTATAGTTTCAAAAGAAAAAATGTTAGATATTATGAAAAATTATGGAGATGCTTCAGTTATTGAAAGAGATTACAAAAGGTTCAAATCATTTGAATATAATAAAGATGTTGAAATAAAAGAATACCTTTTCTGTCTAAATAAGACTTAAATGTCAATAATAGTTAAATGTTCGGCAAAGCTGTGTAAGAAATGTTCATAGCACCAGCGAATTGCCATATTTGTTCTGCTTTTTGTATGAAATTGAAATTCCAGCAATGCTATTTCCTTTTCTTCAATTATAATTTTAAGTGTTGATGAATTTTTCCAATCCACCCAATTACAAGTCCATTTGAAAGAATATTTAGTCCAATCAATAGGCGTGGTTAATGTAATATAACGAATAGTGTTCAGCTCTTTATTATAGTAAATATTAGGGCAATCAAAAGTGTATTCTACAAGAAAGGGTAATATTTTTATAATATCGGTTTGAATATATTCTTTTAGATCTGCTATTGTCGTATATTCAATACCTATTATTTCACATAATTTTTTTGGCTGACATTGTCCTATAACTTGAGGTGCTACTTTTCCTACACCTTTTTTTGTAGTTTTTGCAGATAGATGTTTGCTTTCATCGGTAAGCACCGTATAATCATATCTTGACCCTTTTTTTGCTGTATGCCTACACATTGGGAATAATTCAAGAAGTTTAGAAAGTTGCAATTTTAGTTTATTAGGTAATTCCATACTATACTTAAATTTCCCATCATACGGAATGTCATATGCCAAGCATATTGCCATTTCAAATATTTTACCTATGTCTTCTGTTTGTAATACCTTCTCTGTGATTACCTTAACATTAGTCTCTTCGTCATCCTTTTGCAATGCAGCCATCTATCTATATTGGGTAAGCAAAGTACAAGGTGAATCAATTTTTTATTATCTTTAGATATCTTTGATATCTTTAGATACTAATAATCTTTTCAAACCTGTTAATATAATCTTCAATAGATCCATTATTAATCATAATAATGTCATAAGGTATGTTTGTATATTCTAACTCTGATATATGTGCCTCTTGCTCTTTAATACGATCTTTAGAAGGTCTTATAACTCTAACAATCATTATATCTTTAATGGTAATATTTGAAATATTTAATAACATTTCATATTCATGAATAAATCTAAGGTCACTAATAACAAATCTTGTCTCTTCTTCTGCGTTTTCTATATGATTTTTCAAAGTATTCGCAAAGAAATTCCTCTTAATATTAGGTAATAATTCCTGTATTTTTTCTTGCATCATTTCTGTTCCAAAGAATTGTAATGCTGCTCTTGGCGTAATACCCCATCGCTCATCAATAATATCTTTCTTATCTTCTCCATTGTCCTTGCCAATACCTACCTGATCATCATCAAAGTTAAATAAGCCTTTAATCGCAACTTTTAAAGGCTCTGCAAAAGATAGTCTTTTATAATTATATTTTTTAACTAAATGTTCTGCTAATACATCTTTACCAGTTCTTTTAGCACCACAAATAGCAATAATTTTAGGCATATTAGACATATTATAAGATTTGTATAGTTATTATAAAATAAATTAATATATCATTTTTTTATATAGTAAATAAAAATAAAAATTGATATTTAAGAATTATTTAGTAAATACAAATACTAATAATGTTTTCTAATCATTGCTGGGATGTTCTGGATATCTATTTCCAAAAGGGTGGTTCTCCTGAATCATCTAATCCGCTCGTGAAGCATCAAATTGATAGTTATAACAAATTTATAGATAATACATTGGGGCAAATTATTGGCGGTTTCAATCCTATAAAGGTTAAGATCATAAATCAAAAAGCCGAATTGCCCGATAATACCTATAATATTTCTATTAATATCCTTCAGCCCAGTATTGTAAAGCCAAATTATCAACTTCAGGATGGAACTCAAAATATTATGACGCCATATATTGCTCGTATGAATAATATGACATATTCAAGTGGTATCTATGTTAATGTTCATATCTCCACAGAAATCACAAACAAGAATGGGATGACTGAGAAATTTGATAAGACTGTTAATGGCGTATACATTGGAAAAATCCCAATTATGGTTCGTTCTAAACTTTGCGTTCTCAGCCAGATGCAAGGAATTTGCGAAGAGAACAAGAACGAATGCATATATGATTTTGGCGGATACTTTATTGTTAATGGAAATGAGAAAGTTTTGATCTCTCAAGACCGTATCAACGAAAACAAGGTGCTCGTTTTCCACCCTAACAATAACGCAGAAGGTTTATATGCAGAAATTCGCTCTATGTGCGATTCCTCCTATCTTCCGCCAAAAACTACTTGCTTGAATATGAGCGGCAAGTTAAATCATATGGGTCGCATTATTCGCATTAATACATCATTCATCCGCTCTGAAGTCCCTATCTTCGTAATATTTCGCGCTCTTGGGATTATTAGCGATCGCGAAATTATCAATCATATCGTATATGATACGGATAGCGAGAAAAATCAGCGTATTATTAATGAACTGATGGCGTGCTGTGAAGATGCCTGTGATATTAACACACAGGAGCAAGCTGAGAATACGCTTATTAAGATTATGATTGGTGTAAATAAAAATAACGATCACGAAACTAACAAAGCGCAGCTTCATAATAATCTTACAAATGATTTTCTCCCTCATGTAGGCAAATCTTATCGGCGCAAAGCCCTATATGTTGGCTATATCATTCGCAAAATGATCCGCATATATTTAGGATATGATACTTACGATAATCGCGATTCATATATTAATAAGCGCGTTGATACGCCTGGCGTTTTGATGAGTAATCTGTTTCGCCAGTGCTATGGAAAGATGACAAAGGAGCTGAAGATTGCGATTGAGAAAGAGCTTAATTTGTGGCGCGGGAATGCTAATATCCCTATCTCTAATATTATATCAGATATCAGCATTCACAGGTTTTTCAAGCAATCGCTACTTGATTCGTGGATTAGATATTCGCTCTCTACAGGAAATTGGGGAATTAAAAGCATCGGCACATTTCAAAATATCAAGCAGGGCGTTTCACAAGTTCTTAATCGTATGTCTTATGCAAGCACTCTATCGCATTTAAGACGCATTAATACAGCAATGGAGAAGAATGGTAAACTCGTTCAGCCACGCAAATTAGATAATTCGCAGATTGGTATGATATGTCCTGCAGAAACTCCAGAAGGTAGCTCAGTTGGTCTTGTTAAAAATATGGCGCTCAGTACGAATATCTCAATAGCGATGAATAGCACGCATATCCGCAGGATTCTGGTAAATCTCGGCGTAATAGTTTATGATGATACCTATAATATGGCAAATCCCGACAAATCCCCTATTGATTATTTGAAGAATATGGGAAGCGAAGATAATGTATATATTATGGTTAATGGCGATATCATCGGGTATTATACCAATCCCGATAAATTATATTTGACTCTGAAACATTATAAGCGTAGCGGCATTATATACCCGATGACTTCCATTGTATGGAACATACAAAAGTCGTGTATTATAATTAGCACAGAAGCGGGGCGAATGTATAGACCGCTCTATATTGTTGATATTGAACCAGGGACAAATAAGCGTGTATTGCGTATTGAGAGAGTATTGAAAAGAAAGAATATTAGCTGGAAAGAATATATTGCTGATAAACACTTTGATTACTTCATAGTTCCAAATGAAGTATCTAAAAATCAAGATGACCCAGATAGTTATTTGGATGAAGAGGGGTTTATTGAATATATGGATTGTGATGAGATTAATTCAGCGATGATTGCCACATTTCCTGCAGATTTGGATGAGGGAATTAAAGGAACTGCATTGCCACCATTATATACTCATTGCGAAATTCATCCAAGTTTAATGAATGGTATCTTGGGTGTTAATATTCCATTCAGTGATCACAATCAATCGCCGAGAAACTGCTATCAATGCGCTATGGGAAAGCAGGCTTTAGGCGTATATATGAGTAATTTCAATAAACGCATAGATACTATGGGGAATATTTTGAATTATCCTCAAAAATCGCTTGTATATACTAAATTATCAAAATATACAATGGCTCATAAATTACCTTCAGGTGTTAATGCGATTGTAGCGATTATGACGCATACAGGGTTTAACCAAGAAGATAGTATTATGGTTAATCAATCGGCGCTTGATAGGGGGTTATTTACAAGCACCTATTACAAAGCAATGCGTGATGTATGTAATAAAAATCACAGCACTGGCGAGGAAGAACTATTCACAAATCCTACTAATATTTCTTCACAAAAACCATACTCTTATGAGAAGTTAAATGATGACGGATTTGTATCTAAAAATACATATGTTAATGGTAATGATGTAATTGTAGGTAAAGTTATGCCCAAGAAGGCAAATGGTGTAATTACATATCAAGATAGTAGCCTAACGATGAAAGCAAATGACGACGGCTATATTGATATGAATTATAATGGTATCAATAGCGAAGGTTATAAGTTTTGCAAAGTGCGTATTCGTAAAAACAGGAAGCCAGAGATTGGTGATAAATGCGCAAGCTGTAGTGCGCAGAAGGGAACTATTGGAATGATATACAGACACCAAGATATGCCCTTTACAAAAGATGGTATTGTTCCGGATATTATTATGAATCCGCACGCAATTCCCTCGCGTATGACAATCGCACAATTAATGGAATCTATTATGGGAAAAGCTGGCTGTCATATTGGTGCTTTTGGTGACTCTACGCCATATACTGATTGTACTGTTGAAGGGATCACAAAAGTTCTTGAAATGTCCGGGATGGAGAAATATGGTAATGAGATATTATATAACGGGCGAACAGGTGAGCAAATCCATACAGATATATTTATCGGTCCAACATATTACCAGAGGTTGAAGCATATGGTATCTGATAAAATTCATTGCCTAACTGAAGACCACGAAGTATTGACAAGTAATGGCTGGAAGTTTATTAATGAAATCTCTGTTGAGGATAAAGTAGCAGTTCTCAAAGATGATAAACTGGTATATGAGAATCCTATGGAAGTCCATAAATATCCTGAATATTCTGGAACTATGTATAATATTAGTAATTCACAGATTGATTTAAATACAACAGTGGAACACAAGATGCTTATTAAATATGAGAATAATCAAGATTATATTTTGAAAAAAGCTGTTGATATCATTGGCAAATGTGTAAGATATAAAAAAGATTGTGTATGGGATGCACCAGACTATCAGTTTGTCATTCCTGGTAGCAATAAGGAGATTAATATGGAGGCGTGGTTGCTATTCTTTGGTAAATGGATTGCAAGCAATTGCGACAACAAGGTTTTGTATCAATTTGGTTCTCATTATAATACTGATGATACCAAAAATATTACTGAATATCTTTGCAATAATATCTATGCTGATACATTGCGTCTACCCGAGTGGGTATGGAAATTAAGTAGTAAGCAAGTAAAAATACTTATGAAGTCTATGATCGCAACAAATATGGAAACCGAAAAATATAAATATGACAATATGTTCTGCACCAAATATGAAAACTTAGCAGATGATATGATGAGGCTATGTATTCACGCGGGATGGAGCGGTGTCAAAAGTCTTTGGAAAGAGAATATTTGGAAAATTACTATAATTAAAAATAAAAATAAACCCTATGCGAATGCTAATAATATTAAGCAAGAGAAGCAACATAATGAACGCGTCTATAATTATAAAGGAGCTGTATATTGCATTAGCGTATCTACAGAAATCTTTATGGTTAGGCGAAATGGCAAATCGGTATGGACAGGAAACTCACGAGGCTCTAATGGCCCTATTGTAATGCTAACAAGGCAACCAAGTGAAGGACGCGCGAGGTCTGGAGGATTACGATTAGGAGAAATGGAAAGAGATTGCTTTATTGCTCACGGAACTTCTAATTTCCTTGCAGAGAGGATGCTGCATGTATCTGATAATTATAGGGTATTCATCTGTAAAAAATGCGGGATGCACGCAAATGTTAATACGGACAAGAGCATATATAGTTGCAAATATTGTAAAAATAATACTGATATCGCACAGGTAAGGATGCCGTATGCTTTCAAATTGCTAAATCAAGAACTCTATACTATGAATATTATGATGAGATATGTATGTAATTAATATATAAATAATATATATAGAATATATATATATATATTCAATGAAAATATATAACATTTGTATAAAAATATTTGTATTATTTTTTATATTTTATTCTGGCAAATGTAATAGCAGTGCACCTTTATTAAGTAATAGCATATGCAAACAGATTACAAATAATAAATATATACCATTTAAGAGAAGATTAATACATAGTGCGTGTAAGCGTAGAGGCGCGCGTAGCATAAGAAGCCTTAGCAATCCATATGTAGTATTTGCAAAAGATATACTAAGAAAATATATATATATTTGTAATATTGTTATAATTTATATATTATTGAATATATAAAGGAATATATATAAACATTTAATATAATATCATAAATATTATGGGTGATAATTATAAATTATACAAGGTATTAGGAGTAAATAAAAATGCATCGCAAGATGAAATCAAGAAAGCATATAAAGAGCTTGCTATGAAATTTCATCCTGATAAGAATAATGGTAAAGCAGATAAAGCTGAAACTGATGAAAAATTCAAAGAATTATCAGCAGCCTATAATGTATTAAGTAATGAAAGTGAGCGAGCTAAATATGATGATATTGGGGATAATAATTATAATAATGGATCTGGTCAGGATGTTCATAGGAATCCACACGATATTTTTGAAGCCTTCTTTAGAAGTAGAGGAGGGCCTTTTGGAGGAGGCATGCACGGGTTTGAAGAAGATATATTTTCTTTCGGTATGGGTGGAGGAAATAGACAACCGAAGAAGGCACAATCAATTGAGAAGACATTTGTGTTTACCCTCGATGATGTATATGATGGTATTAATAAGGATTTAAATATAAATATTCGCAAATGTTGTCTTAAATGTAATAAGAAATGTAATAAATGTGATGGTCGTGGTATAATTCAGCAAATAAGAAACCTTGGGATAATGCAGCAAATATTTCAAGGGTCTTGTGAGCATTGCGAGGGTTCTGGGATAATAACTGAAGGGAAACCCGATTGTAAGCAATGCAAAGGCAAAGGCTTTTTTAATGAAGATAAGAAAGCTACTTTAATTATTCCCAAGGGAATAGATGAGAATTATAAAACGGCATTTCCCGAATTAGGCGAGCAACCGCGAGTGCCTGATATTAAACCGGGCGATTTAATTATACATATCAAAATAGAAGAACACAAACATTTTATTAGAAAGGGTAATGACCTATATTTTAAAACAGATATATCATTTGTAGACTCTGTCATAGGCAAGGATATTGTAATACCCTATTTTAAAGAAAAAATAAATATAAACACAAATTTATTTGGTGTTATTTCCAATGGTAAGAATTACCTATTAGAAGGCAAGGGATTGCCTATATTAAACACTTCAAACAAAGGAAATATGTTCATTGAGTTTAATATTAGTTATCCAAAGATTAAAAATAAAGATAAGATTGATGAACTAAAAACATTACTAAATGAGGTATTCTATTCCTAATATTCCATATTCTTTTTACTTTCAATAGCATATAATATATTGTATACGGGGTCTAAATTAATATTATCATTATACCCATATTTTTTTACAAAGTTTGCTAATTGTATAGAACTGTCATCTGTTAATTTTTTATCGTTACTTGAGGTTATATAGTATTTATATTGCTTTGTAGCCAATTTTTTCTTATCAAAAAAATAGACATTGTTATTCTCTGTATCATAGTAATCAACAAATTTCTTCTTTTTCTCTGTTAAATCAAAAATATAGAAGGCGCTGCTAATTTTGCTAATGTTATCATTTGGAGAAAATAATACAGGTGCTATTATTTTATTTTCTCCATAAATAATATTTGTCTCCTCAGTAAGGAAGTTATATTCTAATTTTAAAACAAAATCCTTTATTATATTGTTTGTATTATTAACATGAACAATGTATATATTGTATATGTAAGAATTGTCATTTGTATCTAAATTTATGTTAATTATATCATTAATATCTGTGCATCTTGTCATTTTGCTTGCGATACGATATATATAATCGCGATATAATAGGTATAATATTCCTAAAATTATAAGTATGAAAAGGACATTTATAAATTTTTGATAATTAGAAATTTTCGTTTCTACAAGAAAGAAAATGTCTGACATATACTCTTCAGAGCGTTCATCAATACTTTCAATTAATGTTTGAATATCCTTAAGAATATTATTAGTATTACTCATAATAATGTCTTAATTATATATTATATATTATAATTAAGACATTATATATTTATATTATTCTTTTGCTGTAATTTAGAAAAAATAATATAGTCTATTATTGTTATGGGATAACTCGTATTCTTAGAATATTTTTTGGTAAACTTAATTAGCTCAGTTGTCGTATAAGAATTTATTATATTATAATTGTTATCTACCGCATAATACTTGTAATCATTACTATTTATTAGCGTGCTAATATTTTCCAGAATTTCGGGGTTCATTTTAGCTAAATCATAATAATTGTATTTAAATGTATCAATATAGCCGGGTTTGTTATTTAATTCCAATGCTTTCTTACCTTCACTTGAACTAATTAAATCAGCGTGTTTTATAGCTATCTTGTTATATTGAGCTAAATCGCTTGCCTTCTTATATTTTTTAAAATCATCATACAAGCTTGTCTTGGTTTTCTCTAATTCCTTTATGTTTTCATATATGGTGATATAATCGTGTATTCTATCAACAAAAATGTTTCCTTCACCTTCGGTATTACCAAAATCAATTTTAGTATCCATTTTATTAAAGTCGTAAGTTATTTTAATAATATATTCGTGTGGCTTTTTAATCATCTTTGTATTTATTATGATAATACTGTAAATATATGGAGTTTCATTGAAGTAATTATCATCTATAATTTTAGATATATTATTACACTTGGAGTATTTCCTTGCAGTCTTATATATAATATCCCAATACAAGAATATACCAATAATTATGATAATACATAAATATAATATAGAATACAGTAATCTATATATGTCATTATTTTGAGTTATTATATTAATAAGTTGGCACTGAAAAACATCCATATTCTTAATAATATATTATTCTTAATATAATATTTTAATTTAATATTATATGAATGTAATGTATATTAAATATATATATAACTCTTATTGATATTGATTGTACCTTCAATATCATATTCAGGTAATACAAAATCGTTAACAGTATCAGGTCGTAATATTACCATCTTCCTATAATTATTAGCAGCCTCTCTATGTATTATTGATTTATATGAATCTGTATAAAATTTATCATCTAATCTATCTTCATCGTAATCTTTTTTCAAATCATAATCAATATATTCTTTATGAGGCAGAGGCAGTTTAAACAGCGGGTTTGTAGAAGGATTATAATCAGGTGTTTTGGGTGCGCTGCTTATAAAATTTTCAAGGCATCTTTTTTGCGCTGTTTTAAATTCTTCGGGTGTTAAAAACGCTCTAAATATATTAAGAATAAAATTAATAACATCCTTGTTTTTATCTATTAGAGTTTTTTCCAATAACCATTCAAAAAAACCAAGATCATTTAAGTCTTTCCAAAAAAATATCAGGAAGTTTACATTTCGTAATGGATGCTGTGATAATAAAAACATTTTTTGTATAACAATAAATATAAGCCAAAATAATACAGTAGCTGCTAATACAGCAGCGACAAAGCATAAATATCCAATATATATATTATGTAAAATAGGTAAATTGATCAGTATATATATATAATTAGGCAGTATCATAACAGGCTGCTTTGTAGTAAGTGTATACGCTATAAGAGGTCCTAAGATAAAATTAAAAGGAGGTGCTAAGGTTATAAAATATAGACCTCTTATTATATAAAAAGATACAAAAATTGTTATTATTAACAAAGTAAAATATATAACAATACTTATAAAATTTATTTCCATATTCCTATTTACTATATTGATAGATGATTTTATAATAAATAAAATCGTTTTTTTTTGTAAATATTGCTATAATATTCTTTTAATGCTACAATGCTGTCGTAATATATGAATATAATATTATTACATATGTTATCATAGATCTCTTCATTATCGCATCTATTGAAATATTCGTTAAATGTGCTCATTATCTTATCTTCAAAATATTCATCAGATCCTTCTTCCAATATATTAGTATATTCTTTGATAATTTTTGATTGTAAATTATAAATATCTGGTTTAGTTATATAACTATTTAAGACGATGTCTTTCTCAAAATAGTTATTTATGTTATCATAAAATGTTGTCATTTTTGTGCAGATTAAAGGTATTAAATATGCTTATATGCCTATGTAATCAATTTTCAAAAAATGCTGCAAATAAGCGAACAAATTAAATATTATCATATATCTAATAAAAATTGATTGATTTTATTTTAATATAAAAACAACTAAATATATATAAATATGTCTGGTAAGAAGGTTTGTATTAATAGTCAGTCATCGTATTATACTGGCAAGGAGCAATCGCCATTACATTTTGGGTTATCTGCCGAAGGATACGAAGTTAATTCAATAATGGAAGGCTTTGACAAAGAGCTATGGATTGTTGAAGTGCGCAATAATAAAAAGGTTTGGACAAAAAAAGAGCACATTAACAAGATGACGTATGAAATCCCTTTGATTACAGAATTAACTGATCAGCGGGTAGTTTCAGTGTCGCCTGCAATATCTGCTACTGCGTGCATAGCTATTAATACTCCTTTACAGGCTGCACAACCTTCTCAGCCTTCTCAGGCTTCTGTAGAGATACAAGCAATGTCATCAGCTACATCAACTACACTTGATGACACCGATATATCACAAAATAATCTTTCAGCTTCGCAACCTGCGGGCGATATAGCCCCTAATAATGATAATCCTAAAAACAAGGAGAAGGTTAGTAAAACAATTAAACCCACAGATTATACTTTGTTTATTACATATCGTATTTATGAAATGAAAAAAGTATCAAGTGATAATAAAAAGAATTATGATTGCGCGAGGAATGAATGGAAGGAATACAAGAAAAAACCTGATGAGTTGCGACTAATTATGATAGAAGCAAATAATCATAATTCCAATATAAAATAAAAATTGATTAATTATTATTTAAATATTTAAATTATATTAAAATATAATCAATGAATACTATTTGTTTTAACAAGAATAATATTGTTCTTATTGATAGTAGTTATTATGTATTTCATAGATATTTTGCGACATATAGATGGTTCTCTTTCCAAAACATAGATGTTTCTGTAGAAGACATCGTTAATAATGATGTATTTATTACAGCGTTTTACAAACATATTAATAACGATATCAAAAAAATCTGTAAGAAGTGGAATACTAACAAAGATAATATAGTATTTTGTGTAGATTGCCAGCGTACCGAAATATGGAGAAATGATATCTATAATACTTACAAGGCTACAAGGACACAGAAAAACAATTTTAATAAAAAGATATTTAGCATATTTAATGAATATATTAACTCTTTAAATTTTCAATATATATCACAGGATAGATTAGAAGGTGATGATGTAATTTATCTATCTCAAAAGATGATTAAATCGCAATTAGAAGTATTAAAAAATAATGATATTAATATCATCATTATTACAAACGATAACGACTTTTTACAATTAGTTGATAAGCGAGTGAAAGTATATAATATGCAATTCAAAGAGCTTATGAAGCGTGGTTATAATGATCCTAAAATTGATTTATTATTTAAGGCGATTTATGGAGATAAAAGCGACAATATCCCAAAGATTGGTTCAGGAATAACAAAAGAAAAGGCATTAATGCTATCTAATATGCAAGATGATGAGAGAGATAAATATATTAAAGAGTGCGGCTATCAAGACAAATTTATCTTGAATATGATGCTAATATCTTTTGAAAATATACCAAAAGAATATACTGAAATATTTAGTAATAATGTTAAAATAATATTAGAATAAATATAAAAAATATATAATACAAAGCGATACAGAACATATACACAAACAAACACATAATACAGACATATCTCATTATATTCGCATTATTTATGCTTCCAGTTTTTTAATTTCTTCTATTTTTTTTTTATCAAGATTTGACATATAATACCAAGACTTCTTCTCTGGATCCCAGCGACATCCAAGTTTTCTAACAGCGTCCTTATTTTTAAAAGGTATATTCGCATATATCTTTGTATGCAATTCAATATCATTTTCAGACAATTTTTCTATCTCAAGGATTGCATTTTTGTTAGCATCAGATATATTATCCTCATAATACCATTTTTTACAAGATGTATCCCATTTTGCACCTAATTTCTTAACACTATCCTTGTAATCTATTTTAATATTGATGTAATGCTTTTCGTATTTTACATCGTCCTTAATATTTGATATCAAAGTATTATCTATGCAATCAGGAACAGCGAAGGAAACAATAACACCTACTGCCAAGTTTGCTAATCTGTCTGCTTCAGCGTTTCCCATAGAATGCTCATCGCTCAAACCAGTATGTGCTTTAATATGATGAATATCAATATATTTCTTGTATGGCTTGTATATTTCTTGAATTCTTTGGATTAATGTTAGATTAGGTGGAACTTTTCCAGTGCTTGTTTTCCAATCATTTTTAGCTAACTTGTCTCCATAAGGACCTGCGCATTTTATTACATATTCAGAGTCTGTATATATATTAATTTTATTGGTTGGTGGTGGTGTTTTAGTTAATTCGTCGTGCATTATCTCAATCGCGCGAATAAATGCTGTTAATTCACCTGTATTATTAGTTTGCTTTCCAACAACGCGAGCATACTCATTACGCTTATCATCATTGTTAAAATAGACTCCATAACCAGCAATGGCATTAGGATAACCATTGTTAATACACGATCCATCAATATAGATATTGACAACTTCTTCACACATTTTTGATATATTAAATTATATATATCACCTTATCAATTTTTATATAATGCTTCGTTTTTAGAAACAAATGTTGATCTGTTAAACTATTAATATATATATATATATTAAATATTATAGCTATAACAAATGATTAAGTGTATTAATAGTAATATTGAAATATACAGTGAGAATAATTACGATAACTATAATTGGAGTCTTGTTAATAATAATGGAACATTTAATATACTTAATAATTCTACAAATATTGTTAATTTTTGCATATTACAAAATGGCAATGTAGGTATTGGAAGCACATCTCCAAAATCATTACTTGATATTGTAGGATCTGTTAATATACTTGGAGAAACAACATTGTCTTCCAATTTTATTATTAGTAATTCAAGCAAAATAACACCACTCGCGCAGATTGGAACAAACGCAAATGCACAAAGTAATATTTATTTTACTGGAGGTTCAAATGCTCGCATAGGTATTGGTAGTTCATCTCCTCAGGCATCCCTTGATATTGTAGGAACTGCTAATGTTAGCAGATTAATAACCGCAAATGGAGGTATACTCGTTCCTTTAGGAACAACCCTAAATACAATCGGGGATATTAATGCGACTACTGTTAATGCAACCACAATAAATACAGCGACGATAAATGCCGATTTATTAAATGTAACTGAATTACTATATGCTGTAGGCGGTATCTTTGTGCCTTCAGGAAATGCAATACTTGCACAAGGAGGTATCTTTACAACATCATTGAATGCGACGCAATTAATTAATGCTAATAGAGGTATTACAGTATCTGCAGGGAGTCCGCTAACAGCAAATGGAGGAATAATTGCAACAACTATGAGCACAAGTGGTTTAATTAATGCAAATGGCGGGATTACAGTTCCTGCTGGAAGTTTAGTAACTGCAAATGGAGGAATATCAGCAACAACATTAGAAACATCTGGAATAATAACAGCAAAAACAACAACTTTAACTACGCCACTTGTTCAATTTGGAACTAATTTAAATGCAACTAACAATATATATTTTGTTGGAGGCGGCAGAGCACGCATAGGTATAGGAAGTTCAACACCTGCTGTTTCTCTTGATATTGTTGGTGATGCTACAATTTCAGGGGCAATATTAACAAATACAATAGGTGTTAGTAGCAGTATATCTGCAAATACTGGCATTTATTCAAGCACAATAATTGCAGGCGGTTTAATAACTGCAAATGGAGGTATTACAGTTCCTGTGGGGAAGCAAATAACCGCAAATGGAGGCATTACTGCTACCACTATAAATGCATCGGATTTGATAACTGCTAACAATGGAATAACAGCAACATCACTTGACACATTTGGATTTGTAAATGCTAATGGTGGTTTAACAACTACAACTATAGTAGCATCAGGATTAATAAAAGCAGATGCAGGCTTAAATGCATCAACTATTACTTCAGCTGGAATAGTTAATGCAAATGGAGGATTATCAGTTACCACAATAAATGCAACAGCGGCAATAACAGGAACAACCATAGAAGCAAGCAGCACAATAAAAACGGTAGGTGGTTTAATTACTACTACAATAGATGCTTCGCAATTGATAACAGCAAATAATGGGCTAACAGCATCTTCAATTAATGCGAAGGGTTTCATATTAGCTGATAGACCAACAGCTACTATTCCAGTAGCACAGTTTGGTAATAATACGACAGCCGCAAGCAATTTATATTTTATTGGCGGGGGCACTGCACGCATAGGTATAGGTAGCTCAGCACCAAGCGTACCTCTTGATATTGTTGGCGATGCTAATATATCTGGCGTAATATCAGCAAATGGAGGAATATTAGCGACTACTATTAGTGCTTCAGGGTTATTATCTGCTAATAATGGAATATCAGCAACTACAATAAATGCTTTAAATAGTCTAACAGTATCTTCAACATCTGCGACAACACCAATAACACAGATTGGTACAAATACTAATACAGCAAGTAATCTATATTTTATTGGTGGCGGAACACCTCGTATTGGTATCGGAAGCAGTTCACCAGGCTATTCTCTTGATATAATAGGTGATACTAATATTACTGGTGCTTATAGAAGAAATGATAGAGATGTTATTAATGACACTTCTAACTATATATTATCAACGAGTAATATCATAGTAAATCGCTTAGGAGATTACTTGCCTTATACATGGATTATTAATAGTCAAAGCTTTAACTTAAACTATACTTTGGGAAATGTCGGTATTGGTACAACTGAACCTGTAAAAAAACTACATATAATGCATCCAAGTGGTGAATTAATAAGAATTGAAACGAATGCAAATGGTATTAACCAGATTTCAGGCATTGAGTTTGGGATACCATCATATAATTCAGCAACACGCAGTAAAATAACTTCAACGACATATAGCGATAATGCAAGCGATTTACAATTTACCACAGCATCTGCTATAAATAATTCATCTGTTAAAATGTCAATTACGCCAACAGGAAATGTAGGTATAGGAACAACAAATTCGCCTAATATCTTACAGATTGGAAATGCAGGAAGACTTCGTATTGCTAATAATATAAATGATTATACTATAATTGGCACAGCGGATGCAGATGACACAACAAATACAAAGATAGAAATATCAGGGAATACGAGAAATGGAGCTTCGCAAGGTGGGAATATCTCTTATGTCTCCACGAATACAAATGGGTTTCATCAGTTTATTACTAATGCAACTACTGAAAGGATGCGTATAACAAGCGGAGGTAATGTAGGTATAGGAACAACAAACCCTGAGCAATTATTAACATTACTTGGTGATAATGCTAAATTAAAAATTAAGAATAAATTGAATGATCCAGTATCAAATAAATCAGTCTCTATAAATTTAGAAAATGGCATAGGGTCTGAGTGGATAATAAGTAATTCTAATAATCTACTAAGTTTTGATTATAATGATAATTTAAAAACTTCAAATAGGTTAATTATAGATGGTGTTAGTGGTAATATTGGTATTGCGACATCTCCACATATATATAGACAGAGTGACGGTAGTGACGTTAGTGACGTTAGTGACATTAGTGACGTTAGCGATGTCAGCAATTATATATTAAATATTGTAGGTAATATTAAAGTTGCTGGAGACATAATACCAAGCAATAGCAATATATATAATTTAGGTTCAACATCAAATAAATGGAAGAACTTGTATTTATCAGGCAATAGCATCTATTTAGATGATTTGGTAATTTCTCGCGACTCCAATATTAATTTGAATATCAAAGATTTACTTGGAAATTATAAAAATATTAATTTAAGTAATATTCAATTATACAACATTAACAATAGCAATAATAGTTTAACAATTGGTATTGATGCAAATGCTAATATAGTATATAATAGTTCTAATAAAACTTACTATCCAGTTACAACAACTAATATAAATAATACAGAGCTGTTAGATAATGTTAATAGTATCATTCTTGGTACTTCTAATTATGCCATTGAGACAAGTAATATTTTGTCAGACAGAATAGCTACTTTAGATAATAATGCAAGCAACTATGTATTATCCACGAGTAATATTATTTCAAAGCGAATAACCGACTTAACTACTGATATGATTAATGAGAATTTAGATAGCTCTAAAAAATTTATAATAGATCATAGGTATAACAATAATCTTTTAGTTAATGGTGATTTAACTATTAATTCTAATTTAATAGTTCTCGGCGACAGCACAACTTTGGAAACTATTGTATATACTACTGAACGACTTGAAGTAATAAATGCAAATAATACAGCTATCACATTAATGATACAGCAGAAAGATGCCCTTATGGATATTTTTGTAGCTTCAAATCTAACCACAAATGTCTTTAATATTGCTAATAATGGCGATGTTAATATTTCTGGTATTTATAAAAAAGATAATAGAGATATATTATATGATACAAGCAACTATATATTAACAGCGAGTAATAATTTGATTCTTAAAGCAGACGCGAATGATAGCAATAGCAGCAATTATGTTGCAATTACAAGCAATATTTTGTATAATAATTTAGCTTTTTTAGATAGTAAATTTAAATTATTAACATTAAAGGTAAATCTAAATGATTCCATAAGTAGCAATTATGTATTAACAACAAGCAATTTATTAGCTGCCAAGGCGACCCTCAATGACGAAAATTCAAGTAATTATATACTAACTGCAAGTAATAACTTAATAAACAAGATTAGAGAGAATGACGAAAATTCAAGTAATTATATACTAACTGCAAGTAATAACTTGATACTCAAGATTAAAGAGAATAATGAGAATGCCAGCAACTATATATTAACAGCGAGCAATAACTTAATAAATAAGGTTAAAGAGAATGATAATAACTCAAGCAATTACATTCTAACAGCGAGCAATAACTTGATACTCAAGATTAAAGAGAATGATAATAATTCAAGCAATTATATACTAACTGCAAGTAATAACTTAATAAACAAGATTAGAGAGAATGATGAGAATTCCAGCAACTATATACTAACAGCAAGTAATAATTTAATAAACAAAGTTAAGGAAAATGATAATAACTCAAGCAACTATATATTAACAGCGAGCAATAACTTAATAAACAAGGTTAAGGAAAATGATAATAACTCAAGCAATTACATTCTAACAGCGAGCAATAACTTAATAAATAAGGTTGAAGAGAATGATAATAACTCAAGCAACTATATATTAACAGCGAGCAATAACTTAATAAATAAGGTTAAAGAGAATGATGAGAATTCAAGCAATTATATACTAACTGCAAGTAATAACTTGATTAATAAAGTTAAGGAAAATGATAATAACTCAAGCAACTATATATTAACAGCGAGCAATAACTTAATAAATAAGGTTGAAGAGAATGATAATAACTCAAGCAACTATATATTAACAGCGAGCAATAACTTAATAAATAAGGTTAAAGAGAATGATGAGAATTCAAGCAATTACATATTAACAGCAAG